ACCACGGGTGCAGGGGTTGTTGTTGTGGTAGTCACAGCGTGGTTGTCAACCGTGTCTGTGGTAGCCGCGTTTGTTGACGATGTTGACGTGCTAACTGGGGTGTCATAGCTACCTGAACCGATAGTCCCTGCGCCACTAAGTGACTGATTCGCACTGGTGCTGTATCCGCCATCACCCAAAACACCTGTGCCGTCAAGGCTGGTTGTGGTTGTGGTGTTGTTTGTTGTCGTTGTGACGTTCGCAGCAGGCGCTTGAATCTTGCCAGCCATGATCGTCATTGCCGTTGTCCCCGCGCCCGCAATGGCAATGTTTGCGCTGTTGCCATTGGCCGCCGTGCTGCCGATGGTGGCCCCCATGCCAGCAAACGTGCTGTTGGTCGATACCGCAACGGCAGCGGCATTGTTTGACGAGTTGATGGCGACACGGGCGTTTTGCTGGATGCCGTAGATTTGAGTCAGGCCGGGGACTAGCACGCTTGCCCATTGCAAGGCAGTCGTACCAGGCGCTACTGGTGCAGCAATCTGCTGTTGTTGCGCTTGGCCTTGCTGTCCCATGGCAATAGCCATAACCGCAGCGATGCGTGACTGCGGGTCGCCTGTCTCTGCAATCCTTGCAAGTGCGTCATAGCGTGCGGTTTCGGCTGTCGCCCGGCTGGTGGCGATGGCCTCCTGCGCATGAGCGTATTTGTCGTAGTCGGTGGTGCTGCACGCTGACAGAAACAGGGCGATGATCAGGGCAATTATTTTCATGATGATGGCCTTAACGAACAACGCCAGTCAGAATTTCAGCCTTGCGCCCAACAGCGATCAGACCGAGGTACGTCATGTAGTCCAGCGCATCACTGATGGATTGCAGCGCCAAATCGACATTGGCTGTGCGCGGGTCGTTCATCAGCTCTTGCAAGTCAATAATCACCGGGTCAGCGCTGGCTTTGACTGCGATACGCTCTGTGCTGGTAAACAGCATCTTGTACTCAATGACCGACACTTTTGGCGGGGGTGTTGGCGCTGCTGGCTCAGGCGGTATGTATTCTGGAATGACGCGCTTTGTCAGCACGCCGTTTGAAAACGTGTCTCCTTGCTCTGCATCATCGGGCACTTGCACACTGTAAAGCGCGGCGATGTCAGGGTGATAAATCTCGGCAGGGTTGCTGGGAGCGATGTCTCGGATTGCGGCTGCTTCTATCCATGCGTATTTCATATTAGTATCCCTCTGTGTAGTAAAGAATGACCGCGCCATATTTCCCGTAGGAATAGCTGCCGGAGCAACTACCAGCCCCACCACCACCGTAGCTTATGGAGCCAGCATCGTAATGACCTCCTCCGCTACCTCCGCCAAATACACTCGATGCAGCATAGTTATAAACACCCCCCCCACCACCACCAATGCCTCCTGTGTTGGCATTGGATGACCCGTTTCCACCCCCACCACCACCAGCCCCAGGGCCGCCGCTTCCGCCGCTTCCGCCTGTGCTGCCGCCAGAACCGCCGCCTCCAGACCCGCCCAGCGACCTGTTAATTATTTGCAAAAGCTGTTGTTCAGGTGGGTAGCCACTGCCCTGTCCGCCGTTCCCGCTAACACCGGCTAGACCTCCTGCAGCTAAAAACCCAACTCCACCCATCCCACCGACAGTCGTAGAACTTGTTCCATCAGCACCGCGCCCACCACTTCCCCCACCGCCCCCGCAAGAAGTGGCTACTGCGGTGTATCCTCCCGGACCTCCAATCCCACCTCCTCCAGCACCGGCATTGACGGCGCTGGATTGACCGCCTACCGCAATCGGTCCCCATCCACCACCACCACTGCAAGCACCGGCGATATTGCAGTAACCCCCATTACCTCCAGTGCCGTAGAAAGAGCCAGAACCGCCGCCTCCAGGCGCACCAGAGCCGCCGGTGTCACCACCATAGCCGCCATTAGCAGTAAATGCCCCGCGTAACGTGGATGATGCAGTACCCGTACCACCCGCACCTCCAGACGTGTTGGAAGCTGCTACGCCTCCGGTTGCAGTTAACATGCTGCCAAAAGAAGATGTCCCCGCCGAGCTACCTATCGTGATAGTTGGCAGTTTCTGTCCTGGGACTACATCAACTATCCCAAAAGCGAAGCCGCCTCCTCCACCTCCGCCACGGCTAGATTGTGAGCCCCCTCCACCACCCCAAACAGCTACACCAATCTGATGGACATTTAGAGGTACAACCTCATCTGAAGTGGTAGTAGTAATCAGCTTGGCGCTTTTCCACTCTGGCGGTTTTACCCGTGTGGGGGCATTAGGAGGCAACGGGTAGCCGTATGATCCTTTGTTCATTTAGAAGTCTCCTGCGCTGATGGCGGTTAATTTGAATGTTTCTGCATTGTTTGTGTTGCAGGTAACGACCACACCTGCAGCCAGAATTAGTCCGTTCTCAAACACAATGTCAGCAGCCCAGCCTGGCACAGTGCCTGACGGGGTGACAGCCTGCACAGGCAGTTCGTAAACCAACGAGTTGCCTACAAATAGGCGCACCATACCCGCTGTGGTGGTCGTGGCCGCACAGACTCGAATGCGGTCAATGCGCGACCCGCTGGCACCTGCTGTCATTAAAGTACCGTAGGTGCCGGTTGAACCATCGCGGTATGTGTTCTCTGTGGAGATAGACACGGTCGGCGATTTTGGTGTGCCGATGTATTGGGGTGACGATGCCATTAGATAACTCCTAACTCAAAAAGTGGTAGAACTGAAATGGTGACTGCACCGGCCATGCTGTTAACACTAGTAACAAAGCCTGTTCCGGTTGGGTTATTGATGACTGGTGCTGTCAGGGTTTTGTTGGTGAGGGCCTGTGCCGTTGTCAAATCAACAATCCCAGTCAACGCACCGGTCTGGCCGTTTACGCTGGAGACACCCCCAGCAATCACCAAGTCCGTGCTGCCCAGTAGGCTGTTGCCGTTGACGGTTCGGATGTTGGTGCCAGACACCAGCACATCCTGCACTGTCACCGCCCCGGTTGCGCCGTTGACGCTGGTGACACCACTATCAATCACCAAGTCCGTGCTACCCAACAAGCTGTTGCCGTTGACGGTGCGGATGTTGGCACCAGACACCAGCACATCCTGCGCGCCAACTTCAGCAGCGGTGTAACTTGGCTTGGTGGCGGCTTTGGCCCAGGCGGATACGTCAGACGCAGGGAGCGTGGTAGGGATGATCTGATCGCCGGTGTTGCTGCCACTCGCTGTTCCTGTTCCGGTGGCGTAAGTGCCAGCGGGCTGTTTTGCATTCCAGAAAGCTTTTTCAGCATCTGTTACAAATCGATTACTAGTATCCTGTGCAATAATACTAGCGGGATGGTTTGCTGGATGGGTATAAGCTGTAGCCCCTATCGCAATACCATCAAGTTTAGTTTTATCTCCCCCTGTCATAAATCCCGCTACAGTAGTAGTAGCACTAGCATGAGAAGTACCACCGGTGCCTATATGTGCAATAGGGGTAGAAGCAGCAGTAGCTGCATTAAGGGTAGCAGTATCCGCAGTAGCCTGAGCAGTAGAAACCGGCTTATTAACATCACTAGTATTATCTACATTTGCTAATCCTATGTCAGCTTTTACTAATGTAACTACCCCTACTTTTCCAGCTACTGAAGCTACAGTATCTGAACTATCGATTTTATCCCAAGTACTACCATTGTATATAATAGAATCATTAATATCATAAGAAATACTACTAACAGTACCCGCAATACTAACTTTGTAGTAGTCACCAAGTGCTGGAGTACTAGGATATACACCCGTATCTGCAGACCAGCTACCTCTGTATACTAATTGACCTGTTACTGAGGTAGCAGCTTGTTGTGCCCAATATTTTGCGGAGTATTCACCTGCAGATACTGGGGTAACTAGTTGAGTTGCCCAGTTTTGGGCTAAGGTAGATGAAGCAGAAGACGTAGCTGCTGAGGTAGCTGCATTAGTAGCACTTGTACTTGCTTCGGCTGCTTTAGTAGTTGCTGTAGCTGCTGAGGTATCTGCATTAGTAGCACTTATACTTGCTTCAGCTGCTTTAGTAGTTGCTGTAGTTGTTGCGGTAGCTGCATTAGTAGCACTTGTACTTGCTTCAGCTGCTTTAGTAGTTGCTGTAGATGCTTCGGTAGCTGCATTAGTAGCACTTGTACTTGCTTCAGCCGCTTTATTAGTTGCTGTAGTTGCTGCGGTAGCTGCATTAGTAGCATAGGTTGCAGAAGCACTTACTGAATCATTATATAAAAATAAATCCCATGAATCTAATAATGATGGTTCTTTATTATTAGAAGAAGTATTTGCTATATATAAATGATTAGTAATAGTAGAAGCTACTACATCATTTGGGTTATAAAATGATGCGTTTGACCAGTTACCCTTAAACATAATACCTGTGTCACCCTTACCTGCCATAACCATCCAATTAGCAGATGGTGGGGAACTATTTGTACTAGGGGATACTGCTATATATGAGGTATTATTTAATGATACTACATCATTTGAAATATATGTAGCTGTGCTACTCCAAGTACCTCTAGGAGTAAACCCTATCTGTGCAGGAGTAGCTGCATTAATATAAATTGAGGCAATAGCTGTTATACTATTAGACTCACTAGCAGACAGTATTAATGAATCACCTGCCATAATATTAATAGGTTTTGGCCAGGTAAATAAATTATTAGCAGCTATTGTGTATGCTGTACCAGTTATACTAGTAATAGTACCTAATTCCTGTGAAAATACCTTAATATGAATAGTCTTATCTGAATTAGATGTATTAGAGACTACTAGTCCATGTATAGACCCACTTTGAGTCACAGGACAAGTAAATACTACAGTATCTGTAGTATTTACTAATACTATTTTTTCTAAAAATGCCATATATTATGCCCCAAAAACTAGTGATAATGCTACAGGATCTTGATACCCTATAATATCTGATGTATTTAAAGTTACAGTACCTATTTTACCTGCTACAGATAGTATTAAGTTTCCTGCTGACGCCTGTCTTGCTGATAAATCTGCATCTATGGCAGATTGTAAAGCTTCTGCTGCTTTTGTAGTAGCTATTGAAGCATTACTAATAGTTACGTTCATACTATTAATTGTAGCTACTTTAGCAGTTACTGCTTCAGTAGATGCTGTAACTGCTGTACCTGCGGCGGTTACCGCTACATCTTTATTACTAGCAGAAGTGACAGCAGAAATTTCCGCACTTATAGCATATGTAGCAGCATCTGCTGCTTTAGTAGTTGATAAAGCCGCTTGATTAGTAGCAGTAGTAGCAGATATAGCTGCTTCTGCGGCTTTAGTAGTCGCTAAAGCGGCTTGATCAGTGGCAGTAGTGGCTTGGTCAGTAGCAGTAGCAGCAGATATAGCTGCTTCTGCGGCTTTAGCAGTCGATATACCTGCCTGGCTAGTAGCAGTAGTAGCAGATGTAGCAGCATCTGCTGCTTTAGTAGTTGATAAAGCCGCTTGATTAGTAGCAGTAGAAGCAGATGTAACTGCTTCTGCGGCTTTAGTAGTCGATATACCTGCCTGGCTAGTAGCAGTAGCAGCAGATGTAGCTGCTTCTGTGGCTTTAGTAGTTGATACAGTAGCTTGATCAGTAGCAGTAGTAGCAGATGTAGCTGCTTCTGTAGCTTTAGTAGTTGATAAAGTAGCTTGACTAGTTGATACAGTAGCTTGGTCAGTAGCAGTAGTAGCAGATGTAACTGCTTCTGCGGCTTTAGTAGTCGATATACCTGCCTGGTTATTAGCAGTAGTAGCAGATGTAACTGCTTCTGCGGCTTTAGTAGTCGCTAAAGCAGCTTGATCAGTGGCAGTAGTAGCAGATGTAGCTGCTTCCGTGGATTTAATAGTTGCTAAAGCAGCTTGATCAGTGGCAGTAGTAGCAGATGTAGCAGCATCTGCTGCTTTAGTAGTTGATAAAGCCGCTTGATTAGTAGCAGTAGTAGCAGATATAGCTGCTTCTGCGGCTTTAGTAGTCGCTAAAGCGGCTTGATCAGTGGCAGTAGTGGCTGATGTAGCTGCCTCATCCCTACTTATACTGGCAGATATAGATGCAGATATAGACTGTATTGGAGCCCATATACTACCTGACCACGTATTCATTTCATTAGTAGTAGTATTCCAGTACATAGCTCCTAATAATAAAGTATTATTATTATTATCTAGTAATGGGCCTGAAGACTTATTTCCTAAATACTTACTAATAAAATTATTATACAGCTCTACTGTGTTATTAGCGTTAACTGTAGATATAGTTGCTTTATCTACAGTTACTATCTCAGATGCTTTAGCGCTAATCTCTGAAGCTTTCGCGGCTAATTCAGAAACTTTTGAGGCATCTTCAGATACTTTTGAAGCAATTTTTGAACTGTTAGCAGAAACTTCCGAAGCACTACTAGCTACTTCAGAAGCCTTTGCAGCATTTGCAGATGCTAATGCTGCAGTAGCACTAGCGGTTGCACTAGAAGCAGGAGCATCCCAATTGTTACCATTATAAAATTTTACACTGCTTAGAGTAGTATTATAGTAAACGGTTCCTGCTAGTATAGGAAACCCATCATTATCTAGAGTTGGGTCGGATGCTTTTGCCCCTAAAAATCTATCATCAAAGGTATCAAATATTTGATTGACAGAACTTAAACTAGCTGAGGCACTAGTGGCTGCTACATTAGCACTAGTTGCAGCACTACTAGCAGTAGAAGCACTAGTACTGGCCTCATTAGCCTTGGTAGTACTAGTAGTAGCACTTACTAGTGCATTTGCTTCACTAGTAAGTGCCGCTGCAGCTTTATTAGTAGATATAGTAGCATACTGACTAGCAGTAGTTGCACTATTTAAAGCGCTAGAAGCAGAACTGGACGCACTAGTAGCACTATTTAAGACTTCGGCTACTTTACTATCGATAGTTGCTAAGTTTGTACCTATTCCCGCTATTTGACTAGCAGTAGCCAAAGTATTAAGTATATCTATATAATCAGTTTGACCAGAATAAAAAACTGTCATTAAATCTCCTCTATATCAACACTAGTACTATACATACTAAAGATTGGATGTGTAATATCCCCTAATTGAGATAGTTTACCATATATTTGATGAGACTGTTCTTTATTTGAATCTTCGTCATTTGGAAATAAACTAATAAATAAAGGTTTTGGAATCCCACTACCGCGCATAATTTGTGTAATAGATAACCTATCAGCAGCATTTAAGTATTTTAAGTCAAAGTTCATAGTATTATACCTAATACCTCTATTAGTTTGAAGATCTCCTGACTCTGTACGAGTGTGTTCACTAAGATCTTTCATACTTGTTGATAGACCGAATTCAGTATTGTACAGCGGAGACCAATAACTACCTATAACTAATCTTGATAATTCTAAGTAAGAGGAAGCATTATTCGAATCATTAATAGTAATAACTAACTTATTACAAGAAATTTGACCCTCGGTGAACCATATTCTACCATATGCACCACCACCATAAGAGTAGCTATTAGAACCTAGGGGTAATACCCCCCAGTCCCATAAGCCTAGCCCTGAATAGGGACAGGCTGTAGTACTATAGGTTTTTAGTAAAGAAGCTCCAGTATATATCTGAACTGTAAGTATAGCTGTACTGCTAAGATTACAAAAAGGTAGTATGATACCACCTATAATAGACTGAGTGAAAGTTACTGTAATAGTCTCACTAGACTTTCCGTTTGACCTCCATACTAGGGATTTAGTGTCTTTCTTGAGATTAGCTACGTTAGTTGTACCTGCAGTACTGGATGCAGAAAATGTAGTTGAACTAGCGTCAACTACATTTTGGTATATAATTCTTAAATTATTTCTTGCCATTTTTTCCTTCCCAGGTACATTTTTAACTATTATATCACTTTAGCTAATATCGCGCAAGTATAAAATTTTTTATGCTTGTGCTACTTGAGTAGCATCTCTTTCTTCTGCTGTTTGTAAATATAGACTGTATAAAATTACGTATAACTCTGCATGTGGTATGTTTGTACCAGTTAGTTCTCCCGTGTAAGGGTTTCTAAGAGGTATAATACCGTTGGTAGGGTCGAAGTACTTAACACAGTTACCGTAGGGTAATATACTACTTGTACCATCAATATTTATAAGTTTTTCTTCTTGAAATACTGCTACAGCCTTATTTGAAGTATTAACTTCTCTACTAGGATTTGTAATATTAATATTACAACAGCGTACCCAGCTAGTTCCAGATAAATTTGTTTCTTTATAATTTGCCATTCTTTAGCTCCTGTAATTCTACTTCTAAAATACTAACTTTACTAGTTAATTCCTGTAAAGCTTTTACTATTGGAGATATTAAAGATACATAGTCTATACCTCTAGTACCATCTTCGTTTGTTATCCTTAGGCTATCATTAGTACTATCTAAATCTATATCGTCTAAATCTTGCGCAATAAATCCATGAAAATCTATAGGCCCAGTACGTAGTTTATACCTTACAGGCTTTAGTTTAAGTATAAATTCTATACCAAGTTTTTCAGGTACTATTGCCTCCTTTAATCTTCTATCTGAAGTAGCCTCATATCTAACTGTAGCACTACCTACTACACTACTAAACCTGTATCCACTTATAGTGCTACTTGTAAAAGTTAATCCACTAGTTGCATTAACGCCAGTATACCCAGCGTCAGTTAAAGCTCCATTACAATATACTCCAATATGGTTATGTGTTGCTGTAGCATATACGCCTGAGTGGTTATGACCAGTTAATGAAAATGCACTCGCTAACTTTCCACCTAAATAATTAGCATTTAAATTAGTACACATTGTAGTAGAATAAGTAACGCTTATAGGCACTACTCCTGCAGCAGCGTCACACCTTATAGTACCGAAATCTGATGGTCCATTTGAAGAAATCCCTGTTCCACCAGCATTTGGATAAAATTTACCTGCTGTACCAGTACTAGTACAAGTAGCATATACTCCAGTACTACCTAGAGCTGCTCCAGAAGCCCAAACTGCCATACTAGAGGCAGACCCAGATCTAGCGTATATACCCACATTTGCTGTACTATTAGGATTAGCAGAAAGTGCGACAGAGTGTCCGGAAGGTGCATAGCTACCAGAGTATACTCCACCAAAAATTGCAGAACCAGTAATATCAATACTACTATCGCCTTTGATAGCCCCTTTAATATCTAAGTCAGTACCATTCCAGGTTAGGTATTTAGCTGAACTACCTACGGAAAACTTAGGGGTACCACTATCATTACCTAGAAAAAATCCTGCAGTTGTATCAGCAGAACTAGCTTTTCCTGAGTGAATATTTCCACCAGAAGCTATATTAAGCACCCCTACATTTGCACTTACTGCTTGTAAAGAATCTACTTTAAAAGTAGCTAAATAAGGTGAACCCCATACAGTTTGATTAGAGTAACTTGGGCTACCACTAGGGTAATAATTTCCATCTACTACCCATAAAGTATACGTAGTACTAGCAGTACTTGTAGATACTGTAGGTAACGTAGTACTCCATATACTTCCAGGTCCCGCATCTCCTCCTATAGTAACTGGCACACCTATTGGTGTTCCAGAAGCAGCAGGTGGAGTAGAAGTTACCACTGTGTATGCCTTTCTAGCTCCGGCACCTTGTATACCTATACTACCATCCTGTCTATAACCAATACTACCAATACTACCAGTACTCCAGTTAAAAGTAGTACTAGTAACTGAAGCTAGTGCAGTTACTGTGACTGACCACATATATAGTGTGTACCCGGATCCTGGGGATGTAATTGCTGCTGTATCCCAGCCAGAAGGTATTGGGGTTGCAGTATTTGTAGACCAGGTAAGCGTACTCTGCACACTAGAAGTTGTTTGTGTAGAGGCAGCCCACTTAAATATAGATAGTGTTACAGCCTTTGTAGCCTCGTCACCTTTAGCTCCAGTATCCCCTTGCTTAGCCTTAGTAATAGTAAATATGCAAGTAATATCACTATAATTAGCTTTACTAGCTACTATAGTAACGGTGCTTACTGCAGCTGTTACTTGGGATACAGTTTGAGTTCTACCAGAATTAGTACTACTGCAAATAACTCCAGTAGAAGTAGTAACTACGTAGTTCCAGTTAGTTGAATCATCAATACCTGCTACATATACTGTCATAGTAGTATTACATCCAGTATAATCTGCTACACCTGCAGTAGTTACTGGTACTACGTGTGTATCGTTACTTAAATTAGCGGTTATACCTCCAGCCTGACCTTTAGTAATAGTAAATATACAGGTTACATCTGAATAAACATACTGTTTATGTTTAGCTACTATAGTAACTGTACTTAATGCAGCTGTTACCTGAGATATAGTCTGAGTTCTACCAGAATTAGTACTACTGCAAATAACTCCAGTAGATGTAGTAGGTATAAAAGTCCAATTATTAGAATCATCCTTTGCCCCCACACTTACAGTCATTGTAGTATTGCATCCTACATAATTAGGGGTACCGCTTACTAGTATTGGTAATACATGACTATCATTACTTAATTGACCTATAGCAGCATCAATACCTGCGGCAATTCTGCTGAATGTCTGGTCTTTAGTTACGCTAAATGCTACACCTTTTAAATCTGTTCCTGTAATAGTATACCTAATAGTAGCTACTGCGGCAGTTATATTACTAGGACTAGCAGCAATTGCATATTTTATCAAACTTGTAGAACTAGATAACGAACCAGGGCTAATTCCCGTAGTACCACTAGTATTACTAGATATTTTCCATGTACCAGCTATAGTACCTAAGGTATCGTAAACTAGCTCAGTAGCACCTTGATATACATGAATATCAGTACCAGCATTAGTATATACACCTGCAGTATTACTAGAATTTACAGGTATAGAGCAAGAGTCATTAGTTAGATTAACAACGATACTATTAGAGTTTTTAAATAGTATGGGTATTATTTCTGTATCTAGCACTTCAGTACTAGATACAGTTGCATATAATTTATATGTTACATCTAAAATATTTTCACTGTCTGAAATGGGTGTATCTAATATATTTGAGGAGTTTATCCTATTTCCAACAGCTTTGCTACCTAATTGTGTGCTAACATACCCATACAGTTGAGCTAACGAGTTTCCTGTCTTTGAATAACCTCTTACCAGTGTAGTAGAGTGTTTACCTGATTGAGCAGCACTTACAGCATCTTTTACTATTGTATCAGCTGTAGCAGATAAGTATGTGATAGTACTCGCAGTACCACTAGCAACTTTACTAATAGTTTGTTTAATTACATCTACCTTCTCATTATTATCTACGTCTCTGCTGGTAACAGTATAAGTAATTTCAGCAGTAGCGGTTAAAGGAGTACCGTTCATACCGCTAATACTACCAAAAGATCCATCTGTATTTATACCTAATGTAGCAGTACCCCTACTTACACTAGCAACTACATTAAACGTATTAGGTCCTAATACGTTATTGTAGGTTAAAGATACTTTATCAATAGTTACAGTAATTACTGTTGCAGTATTACTATAATCGCATACTCCTTCGCCACTAGCTGGTAAGGAAATGCTAGGCCTACTAATAGTAACTACTGGCAAATCATTAGATGTGGATTTATACTCTATAGTAGATTGATCTGATGCTTCCTCCCACCCACTTTTACTAGTAGTGACCTTATATTCTACACCATTAGATTCACCTCTTTGAGTGTTAAATACGCTATATGATAAAGCTGCTGCAGTAGCAGCAGGCATAGTAGTCCATGTACTTAATAGCGTAGGTCTATATTTCCATTTATAGTCAGGTGTATTATTATACCCAGTAATCGCAGTCTTTAACTCTATAGAAGTAGGTTTAGTGCCTGCTATATTTCTAGACTTAATAAATACAGTAGAGGAGGGCTCTAGAGCTACCGCTACTGCGGTTAACCTATTAGTAGATGCCTGTAATATTTTATCATTTTCATTTTGAATAATTGCCATTAAATAAATACCTCTACTTCTATAGTACTATTAGCCCAGTCTGGAGCTAAAGATATAACTTGACCTACCTTACCTTCAGATAATCCAAACCTACTATGATATAAATAAACTTCTTGCCCTAGAATTAAAGACATAAGTTTACTTGTACCTTTAAATTTATATACTGTATGCTGAATTTTAAATAAATTATTTAATCGTAAAGCTTCATTTTCTGCATCGATCTTGCTAATTAATAAACTTGGTATAGGCTCGGCTTCTGTTACTAGCCTATAATTTCTAGCTACTATTTCGTCAATATTATCTTCAGATAAGGTTTCTGTTTCAAATATCTTTTTGTGCTCATCTGGTATACCAGTCTGTAGTCCCTCTTGTACAGTATAATTAGTACAATAAGCTACCTTTTTAATTGCAGCTACTTCAGTTACCCTAGAGATATATAAGGAATGGTGCAGTATATCTGTATCTGTTATATTTATAGGAGGTAAAATACTTGGTACTGATATAATATCTGCAGGAATGATTCTATCACCTAACCTTATTAACTGCAATTTACCTAGTCTATTCATATATACTTGAGCACCTATGCTGCCAGCTAATTGCTGACATACATCTAGTACGTTCTCTTTACTATTAATAAATATACCTACGGGCGGTGGATTGGCTATAGCAAAAGCCGCAAAATTAGGTAAATCAATATCTAAGTATGTTAGCTTATCTATAAAAGTAGTACTACTTTTACCATACTGTGTAACTAATACGGCAATAATATTAGCAATATTATTTACATAGATAGGTTCTAGTTCCCCAGTATCTAAATTAATAGACTTTTTTAATCCTTGTACAGATACAGTAATAGTACCTACTAGTGGGTGGCCTAATGTTAGTATCCCAGTAGTTAGATCTACTGCATTTGGAGTACTTAAGGCCAGAGGTACTCCGTTATCTCTAATTTCAATTAGTCGTTCAGAAGTACCATCATTAAACATATATTTAAGTACACTAGGATCGTATATAAGTGGTTCTATATTAAATACTTCTCCTAGTATTAAAGGTCGAATTTCTTTTTGATTTGTCTGAGTATCACCTGTATTACCGTAGTAAGTATTACCTATTTTATTTTCAGATATAGGACAATTTAGCTTCTCTAGTTTATCTCTTATCTTAATATTTAAAGTATCTCTAGAAGAACTATCTACTCCTGCTATTACTCCACTAAATACATTTAAAAATATATCATCTATTTGTGATATATCTGTAAGAGGCCACCTAGGGTCTCCTACGTATACTTTAATAGATCTATTTGTCCATATATAGCTACTGTCTAACCATATATCTAAATCACCATTAGGATTAGAGACTGAAATATCTCCGAAAGACATTGATACTCCACCATCTATAGATAGGCTTTCTGATATTGATAGACTTCCAGTAATTACTGGATTGAAAGATGTTATAGAGTCTTCTGTAAGATAACCAATATTAGATATATAAATAGGTATATCTACTGCTCCATTTATACTAACCATTAGTTCTACTAGTATACCACGTATAGCTGCTGGGTCTTCTAACCATGCTTGACTGTATGTCATTTATTCTCCTTGTTTATCTTATATACCTAGTTAATATAAGATAAACAAAGCCCTTTCGGGCTTTGTTTATGCTAATTTTAGCATAGAACGTTGGTTCCATGCTGCTAACTTAGCGGCGTCTTCCGTAGCTTTAGCTACGTTATCCGATGCTTTATTGGTTGCATCATAGTTAGATGCAATTAAATGTCCTGTTTGTTCTTGCTGTTCTTTTCTTAATTGTATTACTTCTTTTCTTAGATTTCTGATTTCTTCTACAAGTTCACGTGTATTTAATAGATCGTTACTAGCTTTGTTGCTGTACACTCGCGAAGGGGTTGCGAAGTCTACCAACTCAGGCCCTCTTTCGCCGACTACTGCTACTCCACTAGCTAGACCGCCTTTAGCAAATCCAGGTATTTCAGGAACTACTGATAGCGCCCCACTAGCTATATCTTTAGCTAGTTTAGTTGAGTTAATAGGATCTACTTGTACAGCATAATACGCAAAAGCTTTGATAATATCTGCTTTTGACTTTCCTGAATTAACTTCAGCTATCCAGTAGTCTAGCCCAGCCCTATCTCCTGGAACGGATTCTCCGGCTAACTTATCATATAGGACTTGAACCCTAGCCTCTGGATGTGCTCTAATAGCTTCTTCAATTTCTGCTAATGACATGTCAGAATTAGCTCTATTTACCCAGTAGGCTTTACCCCCTGGGTCAGAAGCTCTATGAAAAACGCTTTGGTATATGTCTTCAATGCTCGAAGCCATTGTATCTGTAATTACTGCTCCAGTAGTACCAGTATCTGTAATTACTGGAGGCATAGTACCTAAAGTATCTACTGAATGGGGCATTACCGGGGCGCTAGTACCTGTAGAATCTATTACTCCAGTACCTGAGGTAATATATGCTAATAAGGCGCTAGCAGTACTAGTTTGAGCTACTAGTAGTTGTGCAAGTAATTCATTTGAATTAAAAGTGTTTTCTTCTATGGTACTAAGAGCATTTAGCTGTTGTTCTGCATCTGTTAATTGAGCTTCAAGACTGGACCTTGTACTATCTAGTATAGCTAGAACAGAATTAAAATCCTGAGTATACTGTTCAGAACTAGCATATAATGTTCTTGATGCGTCTAAGAATGCATCTGTTACACCAGGTAATTTACCGATAGCTTCGTCTCGTTTTGCTATATCTTCTTCTGTTATAGCTATAGCAGTAGCGGCAGCTACAACTATATCTTTTTGTAATTTAGCTTCTGCATATTTTTGTGCAGGTGTTAATATAGATTTATCACCCAATAGTAGTGAATCCTTAGCTTCTTTTAATGATTTAATAAATCCCTTTAAACTATCCACATTAGATTTAAGATTGCTTTTTAGCTTATCACGTATAGCAGCTTCGTCCTGTAAGGCGTATAAGTATAATTGACGTGGTCTTAAAGATTCATCCATAGCGTCTAACTCTGCAATTCTAGTAATAGCTAAAGCCTCAGCTGATTTTCCTAATAGATTTAATATTTCTACTTGTTGATTATTTGTTTTATCTAGATTGTCCTTTTCATCCTGTAACATCCAGATTCTATTTTGAATAGCGGCATCTGTAGCGGATAGGGCCCTTAACTCTTTCTGTCTAGTAAACAGAGTAGCTTCTTTTGCCTTACCTTCTAAAACTAATAATTGGGATTGTAGTTCTGCGGTTTTATTTAAGTCCTGCTCTGCGTATATTTTGCGTTTTACGAGTTTCTCGGCTTCAGATAGATTAAATAGTTCTTGTTCCCTACTTATTAGTAAGGCTTGGTACGTAAGGCCTTGTTCCTGCATAAGCTCTACTTCTAGACCTTTAACCTTATTTAAATCTTCATTGATCCATATTTGGTTTTGAGTTGCAGCATCCGTAGCAGATAATCCTACTAGTATTTTCTTTCTATTAAGTAAGGTTGCTTCCTGTCCTTTACCTTCTAGTTCCATTAAAGATATTTGTAAATCTTGCGTTTTAGCTAAATCTTGCGCATCGTATATTTTTTGTTTTGTAAGTTTTTCAGCTTCAGTAAGTGTTGCAAGTTCTTTTTCTCTTGTGATTAGTAAAGCTTCATGGGTTCTTCCCTGTACATTTAGTAACTCTAGTTCTAGGTCTTTTATTCTATTATTTTCTTTAATTAACTGTAGCCTGTCAAATTCGGTTAAATTAGCCTCATCAATATCAGCGCGTTCTTTTTCTAGTAATTGAGCTCTTGTTAGAGTTAAACTATTAATTTCGTCTAGTATCGTTTGTTTCTGCTGCCCTACTAAGTAATCTTTTTGAGCTTTGCTCCATCTACCTACAGCTGCAGTAGCTTCATCGGTATTTTTACCCGCAAGTACTGCTAAAGCAGTTGCTTCGGTTAGCTTATCTTCAGTAGCTTTAGTTAATGCATCCATAGTTGCTTGAAACTTACCTTTACCTAATTCTTTGAATTGTTCCTCAAATTTTTCAGTATCTTTCTTGAGAGCTTCTAATAATTTGTCGTACTCTTCCCCATATTTCTTCTCATCAGCTGCGTCCTTTTTAGTATCGTCTGTATTTGTTGGTAGCATATCTGTACCACTAAACGTCTCGTATCCTGCAGCTCCCATATCTCCAAATAAATCAGGTATAGTGGAGCCTATAAACTCTATAAATTTAGGATCCCCTAGTACTCTTTCCCAATTATCAATAATAGCTTCAATTTTAGTAGTAGTAATTACTATAGGGTCTGGTGCTTCTGTAGGAGTAAATTCAGTTCCATTGGCTGCAGCTATAGCTGCTCCTGCTATATTTGATAAAGTATTAGAAGCTTCGCTAATTGCAGAAGAAGCCGAGTTAGCAGTGCTAGCTACTGCTTCATTAGTATTATTTGCTGTAGTTATTATAGTATTTGCGGAAGCTGTTGCCCCTTTAGCTATATCTTTTGCAGCACCTGCCCCACCATTAGTTAAATTAGTGTAGGCGTTTTCTGCAGCATCTTCTGTAGCATTAGCAGCATCTACTGAAGAATCATAAACATTTTGACCTGCTACAGTACCGCCTAATGCCATAGCTGCTGCACTTCCAGTAGCTCCTGTCATTATGTTGGTAGCCCCTACAGTAGCTCCTGTTACTAGGTTAGTACCTGCTACTGTAGACCCAACAGCTAAGTTAGTACCAGCTATCATAGATCCAGTAGCAAGATTAGTACCAGCTAGTACACTAGACCCTACTAAATTAGTCATCATTGGGGTTATAATGCCTGTCATTACTACCCCAACTATTTGGGCTGACATTGCGTCTATTAGTGCATTAGATATAGCATCTTTAGTAGCATCAGAAGCTTTTTTCCTAGCATCCTCAGCAGAGGTGGCATCTTTAATAGCACTAGAAAGTATACCTGATAAGTTACTAGCAGACATACCTATTGTGTCAATAAAACTAGCCACATCCTCTGCTAGAAATACTAGTTTATGTGAGGTAGCGTCTAATATTAGGCCTGCGTCTATAGCATCCTGTACTTCCTGCTGTCTAGATGTAGATAGTTCTCTTGCTAAGGCTCCCGCCTCATCCCCTTGAGCTCTCATTAATCTAGTTTGTAAGTCGTAAGCACTTTGAGCTGATTCTTTCTGATTTTCCCATATATTATTAAAACCATTTAATAATGCAGGGTCCATAAGTGCAGTATACGCAGCAACAGCAGCTTCTTGCTGTGCTTTACCTACTTTGTCATTAGCATTTACTGCAACATTAGCAGATGCCTGCGCAGCCTGCACCACAGCGTAATATTCATCTTTAGTATTAATTAGTGAGTCGTTACCCTCAGATATAGTTCTAAATAGGTCTTTTACATAATCATTCGAACTACCTATTTCTGCCATTCTATCTGTAGACTTTGATCTAGCTATATCAAATCTTTGACCTTCAGTAAGGAATATTTCAGCAAATAGCTGGGCACTTTGCTGAAACTTATCTAGCCCACCAGCCGCTTTGCTTATAGCTTCGGATACATCGTATCCTTTAGTAGTCATACTAGCGTTAGCTTCGTTTACTACCTCAGTAGCTAGTCTGTATTTTTCAGCAGTTTCAGCGACTAGCGTATTTGCAGCGTCTATTTCGGCACTATTATCCATAGGCTTATATACACCATTATTTTCGCTAGACATTATATTTTCTACGTTTAATGCGAATTTAGGAACTGCGTTCTTTGCAGCAATCATAGCTTGCTCAGCTGTTGCTTGTGCAGAAAGCATTTCGGAAGTAGCTTTACTAGCTATTTCCGTAAATCCTATAGTGCTAAGGCCCATGGATTCAAAAGCTAAATTTACTTTATCAAAATCACTTGTTACTCTAATAAACGTTTCTGCCATTCCTTCACCAAATTTCCTAAATTTCTTAAGGCTAGGGGCTAGCTTAGCGTATGCATCGTCTAAAATACTACTAAACACAGCGTTTAATTCTTCGGTAGATTCTGAACCTGTTAGTCCTTTAAGAGACGCGGATATATCTATATTTAAAGAGTTTATTCTAGCTAAAGTTTCCCCTGCGGTTAACCCTATAGATTCTCCACTATCTACTAGTAGCTCACCCATAAAACTAAATGTTTCTCTAATAGCATTAGCAGCTTTTTCCTCTAAAGGTTTTAAATTATTATCTACCCAGGTTTTTGAGCTTGCCCCTATTCCAAATATACCTGAACTAGTCTTAGTATTTTGAACAGTTTCAAATTGTTGAATTAGGCCGTCCCCGGCAACTCCTAAACTTTCAAACGTACCTACTAACTTAATACCCGCATTGATAATAGAAGTAGAACTAGAGCTTGCAAATAACCCTAGAAATCCTGGATTATTTGTACTCTTTTCAGTAGTACCAAAGCCAGATCCCGTTCTAATACCTTGTACTCCATAGGCAGCTTCTGCTACCCCTTTAATACCATCATTAATTTTTGCTAGTAAGTCTGTTTGTTTATTGGCAAAGCTTAAACCTTCTATAGAATTAGCTTCTAAAATTGATAATGAATTAGCAATTGATTGGGATTTTGCCTCTGAGTCACCAAATACTCCACCACCGTTGTCTACAAGCTTGCCATCTTGCCAGCTTTGCCCAGTACCCTGAGATTGTTGCATGTCTTCTGCGGTCATGCCTACTGTAGATACAGTAGAAGACCCTCCAGAGGATCCAAGTACTGCAGCTATAGCTACTGCTGCTGCTGCCATGCCCGGAGGCCCTAACCATTCTAAAAAGGTCATGAATACACCGGGGGTTTTGGTCGCGTTTTTAGTAGCTTCTGTGGAACTTGTTATAGCTATATCTGTTGCTGCTGCTGCAGCACGTTCTGACATAATAAATGTTTGTTGTGCTGTATTAGCTACTGTTTCAGACTCCATAAGACCAATACGAACAGCAAATTTTTTCATATCCATTGCTAGTTCTTTTAAGTCCATTGCAGCTTTGTATGCTGCGCTAGCCTTTTCAATACCGTCAAGTATTTTATATGCAGCAGTTTTTTCTGCAAACATTTTCTTAGCGGCTCCAGCTGTTTTATTTATAGCATTTAGTTCATTTGCTAATACTTTTTTATCTAATGTTTCCTTATCTTTAGAGTATTTTTTATCAGCAGCTGCTTTAGCTCTATTAGCTTTCTCTTCCACAGCAGTTAAAGCTTCAGTATTACCATTATCCCCACCTGCATTTGCAAATTCTAGTCTAGCAGCCGCTACTGCTTTTTCAGCTTCTATAGTTTCTTGTTTGTATTGTTCAGTAAGTGCAGTTCTACGTACAGCTAATTGCTCATCTATAGCATTAAATTTTAGAACCTCTTGCCCCATTGTACCAATCGCTGCACCTACGTCTCCAAAGGCGTTAGCAAGTACTTCTGTTAGAGACACCATTTTAGTCATAGCCTCGTTTTGAGCGTCTACTAGTAACTTTTGGGTTTTATCTCTTTCAATAATATTGGTTTTATTAGCGTAAATCAGGTCTAGTAAAGCTAGTTGTCTTTCGTAGGCTGCGGCAGTGTCATTTATTTGCTGAACCTGTACACTGGTATCCGCGTTTGGATTTGCTTGTACAGTATTAGCTAAAGCTATACCTTTGGCTAGCATATCAGAATTATACTTATCTGCGGCTAGCTGTTTATCATTAGCATAAACTAAACTTTGTTGTTCTAGTTCTAGTATAGCTTGTCTTTGTGTATATTCTTGTGCAGTTATTGCACCTATGTCCATTAAAAACTTTAACTGAGATTGTTTAGTACTTAAGCTTTCTTTATCGGTATTAAATCTATCTGCATCTATAGAAGCTTGAATGCCCTTTTCATAGGTTATTTTGGCTAGTTCGTTAGCTTGTATTACTGTTATATCTAATTTACTTTTATCTAATTCCGCTGTTTCTTTCATAGATTTAGTTTGTTCATCTAGATAGCTAATAGTGCTTTTAATTAATTTATTGTGTTCTAATTCTTTTGCATTTGTTTTGCCACTAGAATTAAGTAATCTTTTGGAAGAGTCTTCTAAAGCAACGGAATTAGCATTTTGTTGCTTTCTAATATTTAAGCTATCTAGAGCTAATTTAGTATCTATACTATCTGCAGCATTTTTAGCTAATTTACTAGCTAGTTCACTACTTACATATGTAGCATTACCCTTCTGCATATCTAGCAAGGTTTTTTGATTTGTTAGATCTCTGCTTCTAGCAGATAATATTCTTTCATCAGCTATTACTAACTCATTTTTCTCAGCTACCATCTGTTTAAGGTTTAGTACGTATAGTTCAGACTGTTTTCCTGCAATCTGACCCCACATACCAAATAGTGCAGTCATATACCCTTCCATATCCTTCATTGCAGCAAGTGTTGCAGGAGAGGCTACACCTTTTGATGCGTCCACACTAGCAGATTTTCCACCATCATTTATAATACTAAACTTAGAGGTGTTAGAATCTAGAGCCTTTTGAATAGCCTCTATCTTCTTGTATAGTGCGTCCCTATTAGTTTCACTACTAATAGGGCTTTTGGCTTGTTCTAGTAGATTTGCTTGTTCTTGCACTAAACTATTTTTTTCTATTGTAGCAGCTAATCTAGCCTGTTGTTCTACAATACTAAAATTAGACTTTATTAAAGCTATTTGTCCTGAAATCTGTTGTTTTTCTAAACCAATAAGCTCTGACTCTACGTTTGAACCCCCTTGCTGCATAATACTTAAAAAGCCTTTAGCGCTATTAACAGCAGAGTCATTCATTGCTACGGCTAATCCTTTTGCTAAAAGTTTGAAGGATGACTGAGCAAACTGCTCTGGTAAGTTTTCATACTCTTTACGTATTGCAGCGGCTGCATCTTCTTCTTTCTTTAATCTTTGTACGGTTATGTTATATACATCTTGTGCAGCTTTTAAACCAGTCTCTGCTCCTCTAGTTTTCTCTAATCTATCACTATACCCCATACCAAAACCCTTATTATCAGATATGATAGTTGTATTAGTATCCATATTAGCACTGGCTTCTTGTTTGGTTTTTTGTAGAGCACTTATGCTCTCGGCTAATCTTTTTAATTCTTTACTAGCGGAACCTAATTGTTCAGCAGTTCCTTTAGGTAAGAAAGATAACGCTTGTATATTTCCAGATAACTTTTCTAGTGTTAATAGTGCTTCAATAGGTCCTGCTTTTAAAGACTCTTCCATAAACTTAGAAGTTTTTGCTATCTCCATACCCATTTTACTAAAGTCATCCCGAGGTATTAGAGCATTAGTCATTACCGTTGACTGTTTACTAATATCCAATAGGGATTGAGCAAAGGCTGTTAAAGGAGCAGCAGCATTTGCTGATTCTCTAGATAGGTTTTGGAGTACATCTGGAATTGTACGTAAAGCATTAGATACCGATGCCTCATCTAAATTGAATAGAGCTTCATCAATTGCTTTAAGATTAGATACGTCTACTTTTTCGCCTAATAAGTTCTTTAAAGTTTTAATTGCCTGGTCTTTTGCAGGCCCACTTTCAGCAGCTTTTAGAGCAGATACTATAGAATTAGATAAATTCACTCTTAGTTTATCTACAGACCCTTTACCAAACATTCCTGACATAAACCCGTCTATAGCTTTATCCCATACATTTTGTGTAGCTATAAGATTAGAATAATCTGATACTAATTTTGTTACAGATGCAGATAAATCAGTAAGAGCGTTAGCTTTAGCTTGTAAAGACTCAATACTCAAAAAGTCTTTTAAGTCTTTCTTATTTATTGCCTCTAAAGTTTTATATACATTAGCTAAAGAAGATTTTACTGTATCTGAGCTTTCTGAAAATGCAGATAATTCTTTAGCGGAACTAGTAAGCCATGAATCTAGCATCTCGAAAGCTACTACAGCTAAACCAATAATTTGAATCCATGGACCAGCAAAGTTTAGAAAGGTACCTATAGCCGTAGTAGCAGCCCCAATACCAACTTTAAGGCTAGTCCACAAAGCTCTAATATTGCCCATTGGAGGAGTTATAATCTTCTCAAGATTAGTAACTGCTACCCCATTTTCCATAACCTGTTTACCAAAGCTATCTAGTACGGGTATCTTAATCATTTCAGAAGAGCCTAATTTAGCTTTAGCTATTTCAGCTTGACCTTCTTTCCATGCTGCAAAGAATCCTTTTGTCGAAGCAGTCTGTGCCGTCTGTGCTAGAATATTATCGGTAGTAGCTTTTAAAAGAGCACGTTCAGCAATAACACGTGTTTGGTTTCCAGCAATGTACCATTTTTCATTCTGTTTAGCTGTCTTATTAAATTGTTCTTCTGCCTCAGCTACTTTAGCTAGCGCCTGTAATCTTGCAGCTTCAGAGCTTTTCACTACTTTATCAGAATCTGCTATTGCTCTAGCTTCTTCTTCACGTGCTTGTAGTATTACTTTTGAGGCTTTGTATGATTCTGCTGCATGAACTGCTGATGCAGCATCTTGGGACTTCATATAGCTTGCATGTGCTTCTCTAGCAGCTATTACTGCGGCAGCATACTCTCGCTGCATTGTAGAAGACTTTTTGTATGTTTGGTATAAAGCCTCATTACTTGCTGCACTAGCTTTATCCCCTGCTAAAGCTGCCTGCTTAGCGGCTAAATTAGCATTAATAGCTTTAGTTTCTAAACCTTTAGCTGTTGCTAGCATCTTATCAATCTGCTCCGGCTTAACATTCTGTACGTTTGGATCTTTAAGTATCTTTAATGTACTTGCTTTTTTATTTTTTGAAAGCGCTTCTTCTTTTTTCGCTAGAGCTTCCATCTTTGCCTGAAGAGTGTCTAGTTCATTGTTTTTAATTTCTGCTACACGTTCAGCATTATTTTTAGCAATCTGTAAAGCTCTATCTGCATCAGCAATTTTACGTATTTTTTCCTGTTCAGCTAGTTTTACGCGTTCTGCTGCTGCTGCTTTTGCAGTAGTACTTAATTGTTTAGCTTTTTCCAGTTCTGTATTAGCAATATCTACTGCAGCTTGTTTTGCCGCTAAGGCCTCAGCCTTATACCCCTTTTTAGCTTCGGAAGCTTTAGTAACTGCTAGTAACTTTGATTGTTCGGCGGCAGCTTTAGCATTTTCCTTCATCATACCTAATGCAGGAATGGCTTGTTTTAATAGAGTAGCGGCTATTAGGCCTAATACTCCGGCTAAAGCTGTAGGATTTGATGATAGAATTTCTACTAGTGGTCCTAGAACTTTATTAACTAGTTCTAGCCCGGATTGAGTTAAGTTTTGTATACTAGCAAGTACTTTACTATAAGGGTTTGAGTTAAGTTCAATAGCTTTAAACTTACGCTCACCTTCCTCTAGCACTGCATTAGTAAATGCTTGTTGCTTTTCAAACGTAGTTAGGCTTGTAACTGTTTTACCAATTTTTTCTGCGTATGCTTGCTGAGCTGGTATCATACGGGTCATAATACCTAGTTCGTCTAAAAGTTCCGGCTGGCTTTTAATAATACCTTTAGTTAGACGTTCCATAGAATCAGGCAAATCTCTACCTAGTGCTAAGGAAGCTTGTTGTGCTACTTTAGCCATTCTAAGCATTTGAGTATTACTCATACCACCAGCTGCAGCCATAGCCGTAGATGTAGCTGCCTGTGACATTGACATAGCTCCTTGAGTAACCTTAACCATCTGTTTAGCCATACTACCTAAGTTTCTACCAGTAGCAGCCCCTAGTTGGTCCAACCCAGCAATCAAATTAGTAGTATCCATTGCCTTACTTAAAGCAGTAAAAGCGGCGCCTACTGCAAATATATTAGCAGCGAATGTAGCGTAGACGTGAACAAGTCCGCCCAAACCAGATGCTTGTGCGGCAAAATCGCTAGATGCAGAGCCTGTTCCCGCTCCTGCTCCAACACTACGATAACTCTTTGATTCCCCTACTACAGGATTTGATGCCGACCCTTTAGGTCTGGCGCTATTAATAGCAGCAGCACCTGGAATTACAGTTGCCTGACTAAGAGCAGAGGCAGGCATTTTTATAGTATTAACAGCCTTAGCGCCTTGCTCTAAGTCTGTTCTAAACCCTTTAGCAGCATTAGCCGCTTTATCTAGGTTATCTACTTTAACTACAGCGCGTATATTAGTAATTGTATCAGCCATGTTTTCTCCTATATGTCAGCACAGAAAAAATGCTGTCATTAATTTTATCTACTCCATTATAGCACTATACGATAGACCTGTCAAGGTGTAAATTTACAGACCAATAAAAAGCCCCTATTATTTCTAATAGGGGCTTTTACTATTTCTTAGTAGGCTTTGGCTTTTTATCGCTAATTACTTTAGACCTATGCTTATCTATAATATCAACTAACTCTAGCATAGTCTTGTGATCTTCCGCCGGTACTTCTAGTATTATAAACATATCTAGGATCCCTTCAAAGTGCTTACCCATGTAGGTACCGCTCATTCCGTCCCAGTCGTCTCGAAGTTTACTGTATATACTAAAGGCTTGTTGCACTTCGGTATGTAAATCCTCATACTCAACAGGAATTTCTTCTTCTAGGGGTTCGGATCCTAGTGTATCACACATTTCCAAATAAGCATCTTTGGTCATACCAAGTTCACTATTTTGAAAATATAGTGATAATTGTCTATTTACTTCGACGTACTGGCTTTCGTGAAATTTGAAAGGTCTGTAACCGTGTCACTAATAAAGCCATCAAAATTAGCAGAATTCTGCATTAAGAATAGCGCATTGTCTTGGTTGTACTCAAGTTCTGTTGCAAGGTCTTGCCCAGTTAAATCTACGGGGGCTAGCTGGTCTAAGTAGGCTAAAGTAAGCCCTTTCCACCCCTTAATACAGGCATTTACATACAACTGTAAGAATAACTTATCATCAAGTTCTTCTACAGGCTGTCTATTTTTAAAAGTAGTCTTAGTAGCTTTTTTACGAATGTTAACTAGAGTTTCCCTTGCAAGAAATACTACGTCAATCATAAATCCTGGCATACCAGGATATTCAATCTCAACTGCTTTACTTGGCACTAATAGAGATTTAAGGCTAGATACTTTTGTTGTTTCTGTCATTTTGTGTTCCTTTAATTGTTATAACACTAGATAAAAAGGAGCAGTGGTGATCAGGCCACTACTCGGAGGTAATAATTTACCTAAAAATTATGCTGCTGGTGCAAAGTAACGAACACGTAATTCGTTAGTATTCTCAATATCGTACTGTGATGTAGCTGTACGAACGTATGCAGAAGCCTGAGCAGTAAAGTTAATGGTAGTAGACATAACTGCTTGAGCGTCAATAGTAGGAATTTGCAACATAGCAGCATCCATTAGTAGCTCTACACGAGTAGCATTGTTTGAACCGCCTACTTCAATTTGTAGTAGATACTTAGGATCTACAGTAGTAGTAGACGCGGCTAACATATCCTGTAACAGTTTAGCAGTACTATTTGGAACTAAACTACTACCAGTACGTAGGTAGGCGTTAATTGATCCGGATACCGCACGTGTACCTGTAAAGTATCCGATAGCGTTATTAACAATACCTAAGTTAGCAGGTGTAATATATGTAATGTTATTAGCAATGCTAAGGCTACCACCAGTAAGAGCTAAAGTATACGTAGTGCCGTCAACTCCACCAATATTAGATTTAAGCTTAACAGTAGAAAGCTTGTTAGTAATATAGTTAGCAGCAGTATTTTTTGCAGCTGCAGTACCAGTAGCATTTCCTGCTCCACTGAATACTCCGGGATTAGCTGGAGATACTACAGCAGTATTTGGAAGAGCTCTAAGTGTAGTAGCTTTACCAGTCCAAGCAATAGTAGCAATACCATCTAAACCGAAATCAATAGTAGCACCATCCATAGCACAGTTATCAATAGCATACATAGTTGAATCAACTACGAAATACATACCAAACTTTTGTAGTTGGTTTCTATCTGAAAGTGCAGAGGTTAACTGACTAAACGCTACTGGGACTGCAGTATCTGTAGCATCTGCTAAATTACTTGTCCAAGCTGAGTTCCAGAACTTAATGTCAGTATCAAAACCATCTGGTCCTGCGGCTGATGTTGGTGCAGATAAGTACTGAAAGGTACTAGATGTAGGACTTAGCGTTAGAACTTTAACAGTAGTATTAAATTCATTTGCCCCTACACCAATAGCTCCGGTAAGTGCATATGTACCACCTAATACAAGTCCTGAATATGTATGAGCCGTTCCACTTAGTGCTAAGATACCTGTTGAAGGTGCATAAGAAGCTGTAATAGTAGTACCAGCATAAGTAGCTACAGGGGTTGCTGAAATTGCTGCACTAGTAAACAATGCATTCCATAGCACAGACTCTTCTGCAGTAATTACTCCGCCTGTATTAGCTGGGCGTACATATGTAGAGAAAGAGAATTCAACGTTACCTAGACTAGTATTAAAAGAGCGCTGGCCACGAACAGGGATGTTACCCGCTTCACTTAGGGTAATAGTATCAGCGTTAGTTGCTTGTGAAAAACTAAATCCGTCTAGAACCTGGATTTCAAAAGTATTACTAGAGGTAATGGTACTACCTGAAGTAGGGATGACACCAGTATTAGCGTCTACGTTGGTTGTAAAGAAAACGCGAGAATTTCTTACCAAATTAAAAGTTGACATATTTATTTCCTTAATTTGTGTATCTAAGCATCTAAACTAGATATTTATCTGTATTTAATGCGTTGATACTTGTTATAGACTATATAGTCTACGCATGATACTGGTATCTTACCTGTACCTGTACCTCTCCTACACCATAGGGTATTAAAAGAGATTCGTCTGTTGTAATACTAGCTACTAGTATTTCCGTAGTTTCATACCCATTTACTGAGTCATACACTATTTGACGGTTATTATTAATTACTGTTTCTATATCTTCTAACAGTAATTCTAATTCTTCCTGGGGGCTATCTGCATTTTTACAGTATACCTTTATTGATATCCCGAGATAGGCCCAGGTAAACGAAGGTAGGTACTCCCTTTGCTCAGATCCAGCTGATATATATATACATGGAAAACAGTTAACCTCATCCCAAAATTTTAGAAAGGGAAAAGCCGATCCATAAAGGTTAGACTTATAAGTTCCCGTACCATCAATTTCTTTAAATTTTTCAGCTAATGCCTTAATTATACTTGTTCTTCTGGACATATTCTCCAACCTTTATGATGCTTTTTACTACCTTTTAATACTTTACACAAAGAACTTGTATCTAAGCTATACAGTCGAGAAAATTGGCTAGCGTTATCTACCGTATATATCACACCATCTGGGGATATAATACGTGGATATACTATCCCTCTTGATACAGCGGAATTCGCCTTCGAGTATCTAGTACCTTTTAATAGTACTAATTTAGTATACTTATCTGGGTATGCTTCAGCTAACCATTTATGTGTTTCACCCGAAGAAATAGCTCTTACTATATTATAAGATATACCAGTATCTTCTGATATAGTAAGTAAACTTAGGCATCTATCATCTATTAATAAATCTAGTAGTTTAATTACTAACTCATTAGAAATTTTTGAAGCGGAACACTTATCACCGTACTTAGGTTTTCTATTACCTTTTAAATTTATTAGTATATTATACTTTTCAGGGTATTCTCTTGATAACCACATATGGCTAGAGCCTCTTGAAATACCTCCAATTATACCTACTGATACCTTAGTAATATTAGATATTTCGCTAAAGGATAACTCAGTATTGATTACTAATAGGTTGAAGCATTCCTCGATTTGAGAATTGGAAAATTTAGCATTACCATTAAGTTCACCATAACTAATAGGTAATTGTTCTGCTTTATAACAAGTATTAAATCCATTGTCTACTGCGTTATATATCTCAATAGTCTCGTTTTCAAACTCATTTAAATCTGTAGTGCTACATTCTGCCAAGATTGTATACTCTGGTAATCCGAAAGTTATATACGCTTGATTCATTTTTACACTATGATTATTAGACTTTAATTCTCTAATATGTCTATTGAATCTATTCTCTATATTTTCAGACTGACCAATATACACTTTATTAGTACCATTAAAGTTTAGCTTATAAATTCCACATGTCATGCTACTTTCTCCTCGTAAAAGAAAGGCTAGACAGCATTACGAGTACTGTCAGGGCCGCTAAACCCGTTCACCTGTATTTGATTAAATTAACACAGCCCTTAATCTATTTTTAACTTTAGTAGCTGCTATCTCATGTATAGATTTTGAAATGAGCAACCTAGGGTCTCTTGATTTTGGAGATCCTTGTGCGTATCCAGGTTGAAACGTCTGGTAAGGGTATTTCATGTACGAGTAAAAAGCTGTAATAGCTCCTGCTCTTGATTGTGTAATACGCTCAACTGCTACAGTTGAAGCAAACCTACCAGTATCATAGTTAAGTATCTTACGCTGACCGCCCTGCCATGGCTCGTCTCCCATATTATTTTCAATAACTTCTTCTAACTGAGAATTAATAAGAACCTGAAGACTTGCTAGACTATAAAACTGGCCTTGCCGGTTTCTAATCTGAGGTGCAGCGGAAGCTATTCTTGCTTCACTAATATTTTCAAATTTACGCTTTAGCTGCAGTTGCGCTAATTGTGCCTGTTTTACAGTACTGTGTACTTTTTGTAAAGCAGCTTTTAGCTTGTTAGCAGCATCTTTAAGTTTAGCAGCATTCTGCTTACTACCTGGACTCTTATCTTTAGCTTTAGCTTTTACATCTACTACCTGTACAGGTTTTCCAGTAAGATTAGACGCAATTACATGAGATATATGCTCTTTTATACTTCTTGAGCTTTTTGCGTCTAATAACTCTTCTAGAAAGGTACTATTAGGTCCTGTAAATAGATCGGCTATTAACTTAGCTTCACTACTATTTTCTGGTAAATCTTTTGCTTTATTTTTAATATCTTCTGCAATTGCTGCAGTAGTCGAAAGTAGCCGCTTATACGTCTTAGTTATCTGGTTCTCTTTTTCTTCTATAGCTTTAGCTGTAAGTTTTTTACCTTTTTTCTCAAAAAAAGCTGGATCGCCATAAGGAACGTCACATTTCTCAATAATGTCTAGCAGATCACTTAGTGCTTTGCCTGCATTAGTAGTAGCTATACCTGAACTCGCATTAGCACGACTAAGTTGAATCTCTACTAAAGTATGTATCCCTAAACTGCCCATATGTTTATATATAGAGGCTAATAAAGTCTCATCATGCCGCATATACGAAGAGTATACATCCCCTAGGTGAATCATACTAACCATTGCTTCTAGCTGTCTACTTAGAGTTGCTTTAGCAGCTGTATACTCGGGGGATTCGCCTATCATCTGAGCTGTAGCGTCATACTTTACAGTATTAAGTCCTGGTATAACTGCTTCCAAAGTACTAGGTAAGTCTTTTAACGAAAAAGCTCTTTCTAATCTAAGGCCTAGAATTGCTTTTAAGTGACCACCATCTACTGCGCTAATATTAGCTTTAACTGCTTGTACAATTTCTTTTGATAGCCCGCCAAAGGTACCATTACTGCTTATTCTAACACTAGCAACTTCGTCTTTCCAGAGTTTGCTAACATCAGATACCCCTATGTTTTCTACAATAAGGTTATCAGGGGACTGAAAAAATTCTAGTGAGGTTGTGCTACTTTTTGGAACATAGGGGGTAGGCGTATTTACAACTGTAGCACCTTCTAAATTTTGAACCCTTTTAACCATAGATTCGTAACTTATACTACCTAGTATATACTTAACTAGTTTATTAACTCTAGCTTCAGACTTTTTGTCAATACTTCCTAATACTTCTGTTCGCACCCCTGATAGTAAGTTGTGCGTTTCTATATTACGAATATCATTTTTTAAACTATCTATATTACTTCTAGTAATAAGGCCTGCATTACCTAATAAAGATCCTTTCGAATCTGTTTGCGCTCTAACAGTACCTCTTGCATCTGTAAATCTTGCTACTGTATCAAACTTATTAACGGCATTATTAAGGGTGTTATACTTTACGTACCATACTCTCTCAAAAATTGCCTGTTTCATGAAAGCGGAAAGTTCTGTGGCACTCATATTTAACTATAGTTAGCTGCATACTGATCAAGCACGCGCTTGATATGCGATGGAAGGTTAGTAGTAGTTACGTACTGAATCTGTATATCGTTAGTACCGGGTGCTTTATTACTATGAATTGCCATATCATTTTTAATGTAGTAGGTAATTAGATCAAGTACTGCTAATTTTAAATCTTCAGGAACTACTAAAAATCCTGCTTTATACGTTAGTTTGTAACCATTTATTGCTACTGGAAATCCATCGTACCATGTAGACACAATATTATTACTAAATTTAGATAAAGCATAATCATCATATTCTACTAAGGTGGTATACGTTTTTCCATAGTCCTCTGAGTATTCTAGTGATACAATAGAAAGTACTGGGTATTCTTCTGGAACTATAATAGTAGAGCCACCCTCATGAAACTCTATTTTTGCGTCAATTGCATAATCTATAAAAGTTCTACGACAAAATGTTTTTACTAACTCGCTAACTTTAGGTATAATTAGGTCAATAAGTGAATCTTGAGTTGGACTATTTAACCCTAGATACTGCTTATACTCTGTTTTTGTTACTAGTGAGAGTCCCATGGTTATTCCTTATTAGGTGCTAGGGTCCGGCCCTTATGCGCAGGTGTCTTACCTGCAAATAATCTTCCTAAGCAACTATGGCTTAGGTTATGCTCTCTGCAAAATGCTCTAACACAGGTAACTGTATAAACTAGGCCTTCAGGAGATATAATACTAGGTAAAACTAGGCCTTTAGTTTCTGCTGTATTAGAGTTAAACACTCTGGTACCTTTAATACTAAGCATATGTTGATACTTTTCTTTATCATACTCACTAAGCCATTTATGTGTACTACCTTTAGAGATACTCTTAACTACCCACCTAATTCACTTTTGTTACTTGAGCCACTTTAGTAAGTGGTACTATAGGGTTACTAATAATATATTCTAATACACTTATTATGCTATCATTAGAGAACTTAGAACTACGGTTATTCTCACCTAAATTACGTGAATTTTTCAGGCTAGCTAACTGCAAGTACCTATCTGGGTACTCATCTGCTAACCACCTATGCATACTTCCTTCCAGTATTTTAGCTATTACATGCTCAGAAACCACTGTTAGTTCCGATATTTCATTATAGCGTAGTTTAGGGTAGTCTATTAAATAGTTGAACGCTTCTAATACTTGTGCATTGCTAAATTTAGATAATCCATTTAATTCCCCACATTGGGGTATATATTCTCCTGCTTTATATGCGCTATTAAAGCCATTATCTACTGCATCCCATATTTCTATAGTTTCGTTTTCAAAATCATTTAGTTCTTCTATAGAACATTCACATAGTACCTCTAATGTAGGGTTACCATACTCTATATAGGCTGCCCGCATTTTTCTAGCATGGGTACGGGATTTAAATAAAGCTAAATGATCATCTAACCGTTTCTCTATTCTGCGGCTCTGCCCTATATAAACTTTATCTGTACCAGTAAAGTTTAATTTATAAATTCCTACTGTCATTTTATTTTCTCCTAGTGAAAGAAAAGGCTAGGTAATATCACTAGTATTACCAGGGCAGCTAAACCCATTCGCCTATATTTATCTTTAGTAAGAACTCATTAAGCTCTTACTAAAGACAGGACTACTTAAAGTCCAGTCTTATTAGTTAATTAGCTATGCTAATTATACTAGCCACCTAAACACTGATACGCCATGCCCAAGATTACTTGTTAGTTGCGTCATACCTGTACGTAGGGAAGCAACTAAAACCTTACGTTGAGTTTCAACTAGGTCTTGTTGATCAAAACGCAAACCACGTTGGTTACCAACGATAAAGTTACCAGACACTAGAGCAATAGCTCCAACGTTAGCAGTATTACCACCAGTATTAACACCTGCTGTCTTAGCAGGAAGTTCTGCTGAAACAATTACTGGGCTTCCACCAACCATACCAATTTGACCATTAACGATAGTGGCTTTAGGACCAACTTTATCCATAGTTTGGAAAGTGGTATCTTCTAGCAAGTCGTAGTAGAATTCAGTGTTAACGATGAAAGTAACATCGTTAGGGTCAAGACCCCAAGCACCTAGATCTTTACGCAGTGAACGTAGAAGAGCGATTGTACCGGCATTAGCAACTTGAGCAGTTACAGCAGATACGTCATCATACTTAGCAAGACCTTTAACTGGGTCAGCGCCTGAACCAGCACCTAGCAAGTAAGCTTTGTCTACAGACTTAGCAACACGACGAACCATAGCGTCACGAACGATAGGCATTAATGCAATCAGAGAATCTTCTTCTTCTTCATACATCATATACTCGTTAGTAGCTAGTTTGTATGAGTTAAGAGTAATTTCACTTAAACGATGGGTTTGGCTAGCACCAGCGGATGCAGTAGTACCGAACTGAGCGTTAGTAATCCAAGTACCATAACCAGCTTCTGGGTTCAGAGGCATAGTCATTACGTTGGTTTGCATAGTAATGTTGCGCATTAAAGGAGCAACAACTAGCTTACGACGTACTTCAGATTCCATGTTTAGAGAAACTTCAAGTTCCCAAGTGGTAGACGCTTGGTGAGAAGGATCTTTTCCACCAACGCTAGCTTTAGTAGCTAGTTCTTTACCAAACTTAGTGGCTTCGATAGCCTTGCCCGAAAACTTAGAAAGCAATACAGCTTTTTCCTTATCTTCATAGCTAATGTCAGCCTTAGTATCAGCAAAGCTCATTTTAGATTTTTGCATAGCTACGATTTCAGCAGCTTTTTCAGCTAGAGCTGTTTCCAAACCACTAATAGCGCTCTTGGTGCTTTCGGTTTGTTCAGCCATGCGCTTTTCGATATCAGCGATTAGACGCTCGGCGCCAGTAGTTGAGGTTGCTAGAGCAGCCTTAACACGTGCATCCATATCAGCAGCAGCTTTTTCAGCAGCTTCTTTCTCGGCCTTCTCAGCGGCTTGAGCAGCTAGAAGAGATTTAGTAGCTTGTTCAGCGGCAGACTTAGCAGCATTATCAAGCATAATTTGTAGTTCTTTTGGATCCATATTCCATTCCTTTTTGTGTGTGCTCGTTTTATCCGTTAAGGATTCTAGCCCTTTAGCTGAGTCGCCTTTAGGTGTAAATTGAGCTTTGAAACTATTATAATCTTCGGCACTAGAAAATGCTTTAGAAAGGTTAAACAGTGTATTTTGATTCATAGGTACTGAAACTACAGAAATTTCTACTAGTTCTAGCTTCTTAATCAAAAACACTTCTGCGGCTGCATTATACTCGGCATCTAGAATTCTAAACCCGATACTGAAGGCTGTTAGGACTTCATCTTTAATTAGATTAAAAATTTCGGCAGCCGCTGAAATTCTTGCTTTTACCCAAAGTCCTGTAGCGTCTATCTTATGCTCGATCATACGACCTATAGGATCATCGTGATCGTGTTGTGCTAGAATAATAGGGTTTTTAAGATAGTTTTTAATACCATCTTCCCATACACTTGCAGGTACTACATCACCACCTCTATCGATGTCTACGGTACTAGCGTATCCTTCAATATATATAGATTTTATAGCATCTTCTACCTTGGGAAGCTCTTTGGTAAAAGCACTACTTATATAAAGTACTTTATTTTTATCTACCATGATACTCCTTATGGTGGTTTAGGTGCGTCCGGTTTTTTAGGCGCTCCTCCTACGCTAGAATCTGCTGCTGACCCTGCAATATTAGCAGGAATTCTGATTTCATCAGCTCCAGGTAGCTTAGGATAACGCAGTTCTTCTCTAGCCTCGTTAGGGGTTAAAATTCCTGCATTAACTAATGTAGAATGATACGAGGCAATATCTTTTAGTTCTGGCTGAAGCGCAGAAACATCAGTAGTTATAGGACCTATATCATATCCGAAAAATCTTTCCATTGCTGATACGTACTTCTTAACAATAGGCATTACTGTTTCTAAGTAAAATAGTCTAAGATTAGGGGATATATTAGCATTATTACCACCATCTAATAAGATTGGTGGTATTCCAATTGCTTTGAGAATCTTAGTATCATGGGTTTTGATACTAACATCAAAGTCTAACTCTTGGAATGTTGAACTAGCCATAGGACTTGGTTTAAGCCCGCTATCTAGGATCATTGGGCGTCTAGCCCCGTTTTTTGGGCTGTATTTAACAGACCATTCAGCAATTGTTTTGTCTTTAGCAACCTTACTAAGAGTATTTTCAGTAGTTAGGATAAGTCCTGCAACGGCTCCATTTTCAAAAAATTGATTTTGAAAGGCTATCATTTTGGATAGGGTTCTAATACTATTGTCAGCTGCTGCTAACCTACTAGAACCCCTATAAATTGAGTGACTGCTAATATCTCTAATATGTATTACTTCGTTAGGCGACATTTCTACTGTGCCGTTATACGTGTAGCTTGATACTAATGTTTTTGTATCAGTTATAATCTGTACATTAGAAGCAGGTAGATGATATAAGAATACCCCATCATAGTATATAAAGATATTACCTTCTAAGATAAAATCTGTAAATATACTGGATCTAAAATCTTGGACTGATTGATATGGATTAGGACGATAGTTTAGCAATTGTTGTAGGTTTCTAACTCTTACACCTGCTACAATTCCGTCAATTACTTTGTCTCTAATATCATAGTCTAAAGAGGAACAAGCATTAACTAATAAATTTACGCCTCTATTTACCGATTCTAGCCTATCAAATGCTGTAGTATAGCTAACGTTACTAGTAGACCCTATGTTGGCCCCTTCAGCGTAGCTAATATATTCTTGAGCTGGATTACTTTTAGTAAACCAGTCTTTTGGATTATACCATGCCATAATCTTCCTTAATAAAATTTAGCAAAGGCCCCTAATCCAGTATTCTTAGTTTCTGCAGTAGGTGCGTCAAAGGTTTTACCTTCTGCTTTAGCTTTCTGTATTTCTATCCACCGCTCTTGCTTTAGTACCGAACTATGTAAAGGAGACTTTCCAAAGACTGAATGTAACTTCACATGGTGATTATTACATAAAGTATATACTAAGTCGTAGATCTCATGATTATGTTCTTCAATGAATTCATCTCTAACTGCTAGTATACCCTCATCTGTGGATATATCATACTTCTTTTTTGTAGACCAGTCTTCTAAAAGACGAGTAAGGGAATGTAGGTGATGTAATTCTAGATCTTCAGTAGTACCACATATGTAGCAGGTTTCTTTCTTTTCATACAACGATTTACAGCGATCACGTATCCACTTGATTGCAATACGGTTGTTATTAGTATTTTTTGCCATAATTTTCTTGGATCTATAATTTACAGCTGTAATTATACTACTTTAGGTAAAAGAAGTCAAGGTATATTTTTTTGATGCGGCTCAGTAAAAATACATCTTTACATTATGATTATAAAATTGTATAATAATACATACTTTTAAAAAGGAGACCTTATGAACTCGGAAAAAACAAATAAGATTATTGACTTATGTGAAGAAGGTACTACGGCAGTTACAGAATATAAAACTTCTAAAGGTAAAATGATTCTTAAATGTAAAAATGGGCATTTAAGAGAGATAACACCAGAAAAACTAGTCGCTAGGGGTGACAAACGTAAATGTAAAGAATGTGATACCTATAGGGCTGCTAGTAGGAAAACTACTGAAGAATTTGCACAACAATGTTTAGACAAAGGTCTAACTTTATTAGAAGATTATGTGGATAATAATACTAGATTATTAATACACAATAATACGTGTGGGCATGAGTATACAATAAATCCTAATAGCTTAGTAACTAAAGGTAGTGGCTCTATATGTAGAGTATGTAATCCTGTAATAAGTAAAAAGCAAGACGAAGTACTAAATACTCTAAAAACCAAGTATTCCTTAGTTCCTACTGAAGAATACTTGGGTGTAAGGTATAAGACTATGATTACAAATACTGTATGTAATCATAGTTATTTAGTAGACATATCTAGTATTATTTATAAAGATACGGGGTATATTTGCCCTGTATGTGGTATTAGCAAAAACCTACTATCTAAAGAAGAAGTATCAGATAAGCTGGCAGTATTTAATTTAACTCCCTTAGAAGAGTATAAAGGAGTTAGATATCCTTTATTAGTTAGAAATAATATATGTGGACACGAGTACTACTCTGACCCTAATAACTTATTTTACAAGAGTTTGCCTCATGTATGCAAGGTTTGTCATCCAAATGTATCTGCGGAAGAACAGTCTCTAAGAGATTTTATTTCTAGTATTTATAAAGATTGGGCTATTTATGGTGATAGAATTATGCTGGAAGGTAAAGAGTTAGATATTATTCTTCCTGATATAGGGCTAGCTTTTGAGTATAATGGAGATTATTGGCATAGAGAAACTGAGATTAGGGATAAACATTATCATTTAAATAAACTTATTGCCGTGGAATTATATGAATATCAGCTAATACATATTAAAGGATTACTATGGAATACAAAACCTAGTATAGTTAAATCTAGGATTAAAAGTATACTAGGTATTTTTGATACAAGAATATACGCTAGAAATACTATAGTAAAACAGCTAGATTATTTTCCTAGAGAATTCCTAGATAATAATCATTTACAGGGTGCTGGCTCCCCTACTGGAATAAACTTTGGACTATATATTGAGGAGCAGCTAGTTGCCTGTATGACTTTCGCTAAACCTAGATTTTCTAAAGAATATACATATGAGCTTATACGCTTCTGTTCTTTATTAAATTATTCTATAGTAGGCGGGGCGTCTAAGTTATTAAAAGCATTTAGAAAATCCTACTCAGGTAGCATTATCTCTTACGCTGACAGGTCGTGGAGTAAGGGTAAACTATATAGTAATTTAGGATTTACTTTTGTAAAGTACACAGAACCAAATTATACGTATGTAAAAGGGCAGAAAGTACTTAGTAGGTACCAGTGTCAGAAACATTTGCTAAGAGAAATGTTTCCTGGTACTTATGAGGATGAATTAACTGAAAAGGAAATTATGTCTAAAAATGGGTTTATTTGTTTGTATGATTGCGGTAGTAGTGTATGGGCACTTACATAACAAAAGAGTAACAAGCATACCGTAATGCATCTGCTATGTGGGAATGCTCATCGTGTTGTGGTTTTTCTATACCACTAACTGCGTCTGTCTTCCACCTATATTGATCTAGCATAGCGAGCGTGTTTGTGCAGTTTGGCGACACTAGTAGTCTTCCCTGACCAATTAAGGTCTGCACGTAAGCTATGCCCTCTAGTACTTGTTTGCGTGCTTTTAGGGTCGAGATATTATAGCTATAAGCCAAATCAGCAGCTGTCTGCGCTGCTGCACTATCAATAAAGATGCTCTCTATTCCGAACTCTTCAACAAAGCTTTTAAATGCAGTAGCATGTTGCTCAGTAGTTCTATTTGCTTCTACGTATTCAGCACAAACGTGAAACTTATCATCATAAAACGCTATAACTATAAAAGCAGTTGAGTCTTTAAAGCCGGGATCTAATCCAGCTATGTACTCTGCTCCAGCAACATGTGTATAAGGATTAACATACTCAGCACTAAAGTCGCTATAAATCTGACCCTCGAATGTAGTAAATGATGCCATGTACTCCTGTGCAAACTCTGCTTTAGACATCGACCGACGCGCTTCTGCTACGTCAACTTCCTTCATCCGTTTGTTCTCTGTATAGTCAGCAGTTATTGACGCCCACTGAGGAAATTGAGAGCTGAAGCCGCGTTGAAAGAACTTACTAAACCAGTTATTCTTGCCTCGTGGCGTACTAATAAATATAGCTTTCGAATTAGGTGTATCAAGCGTAGGTCGTAGAGAAACATTAAACGCTTCTTCTGCGTCTGCCCCTAAAGCAGCTTCATCAAAAATGATACAAGAATACGAGCGTCCTACGCACGAATCAACTGTTGATAATGACCCCATTCTAATAGAAGAGCCATTAGACAGTTCAATCACTCTATCTTTAGCATTGTCCCTATCAACTTCAAGATCAAATGCCTTAATTAACTTACGTTGTATTTCAAAAGAAATTGACGACAGATTATAGTTAGGCGACATAATTAATATATGGCAGTTAGGTACTAAAGCTACTAACTGTCCTACAATATTAGATATATACGTCTTACCTAAACGTCGTGCAAGAGCAGCACATACAAACCTATACTTAGGATTGTTTATTGCGTTGATAAGAGCAATTTGAGGAGCATTAATTTGTTCCCATGCAGTTGACTTTCTGTCGTCAATAGGATCTCTAGCAGGCAGTAATTTCAAGTAATTAATAATAGGCAACTTTATGAATCTGCTGTGAGCAGGAAACTCCGTTATAGAAGTGCTAGAAATATCCTCCCTAGAAATATTAAGCATCAATAGTCCCTTTAATTAACTGCTCTATTAAACTAGAATACTTACTATTACCAGCATTATCATTGATTTGCACGTTAACTTGATTTTTAAGACTATTAGCAGTACGTATTTTTTCTAGAGCAATTTCCTTATCTAGAAGCTCGATGGTCATCTTATGGGATAAAGCTAGAATCTCTGTAATGTCTTTAGTGGAACCTGTATCCGATTCATCCATTTCCTGTAGCTTTTTCTTGATAATAGTATCCATTAGATCTCTCATCTGGAACCTATTATTAAATCCTAGGCTAAAAAATACGTTGTTAATGTACGCACGTACTTCTTTTCGGTCTAGAATATCTGATACTAGTTCTTTAGGTATGTCTAGATCTTCGGCTACTTTTGCTAGATCTGGGTTTTGAAGATACGCATTGGCTACTTGAAGCGCTTCTGGACTAATAGCAATATATTCTGCTGGAGTATTTACTGGTAAATTATCGCTCATGTTATACCTTTATTTTGATTATTTTCTCTATTATAGCATGGGGGGTTGGGGTTGTCAATGACTAAAATTTTTTAGCTTATGGGCGATTTGTGCGTACATTTAGATTTGTGTGCTTATAGCGATTTGTGTACTTTATTCATTTGCTACACTTAGGGTCTTTTTGCTACGCTTTATTCATTTACTACACTTAGGGCATATAAGGCACCGAAAAAGCTGGTGTAGAAATTTTAAAAAGGCCGCGTGAGATTGGGCGGCCGTATGCGAAGCGAAGCGGGGTCTGAAAACCGCCCCATTTTGGTGCATAGTTCTACTCAATGCAAGGGTATGGTGCGCACAGTCCTGGTGTGTGCCCCGGCCTGGTGCGAATGTGCTAACTTGGTGCGATTATTTTGGTGCATTGCACTGATCTGGTGCATAGCTTTTTTCAATGCTACACTTCGGTGCGATTATTTTGGTGCATTGCACTGATCTGGTGCATAGCTTTTTTCAATGCTACACTTCGGTGCATAGGTTTTTTCAATGGGCTAAGATGGTGCAGTACGCACTGACCTGGTGCGCACAGTCCTGGTGCATAAAATATATAAGCACGCACTTAATTGGTGCTTGCACTAAATTGGTGCATAAGTAGCACTGCGCAAACTGTTGCGTCAAAACAACATAGGGCTAGAAGGGCTTAGAATGGCTATTTCAGCGTTTTTTTGGCTTGGGTGTAGGGTAGCCTTGGGATGCTTGCGTTTGGCCTGTATAGCCCCTTTTGAAGGGTTTCCCTATGGGCTGACATCGGGTTATTTATAGCATCTAACGCACCGATTAGAAGCGTGAAGCGTGAAGTGTTGTATTTTTGCAACAGTAAAAAATTTTTGAATTATTTTCGTTTGTGGTGTCCAAACAACACTTTTGCCCATATAATTACCCCAAGGGAAAAACAAGATGCTACAAAAATTGTAGCATCATTTTTGGAGTATATTATGGCAGTTTCTTCTAAACTTGAGTTTGTTCAAAGTTTCACCGGGTTTCTGCCTGGTGAGTTTAAGGGGGCGTTTTTATTTACAGTTATTGACTGCGGAAAGCAGTCAATAACTGTCGCACTGCCTAACGCAAAATGGGCAGACTTGCAGGTAACCCTGAATGGGTTACTTATTAATCTCACAGGTGAGTATCCCCCTCAGATTAATAGGGCAATTAAGTTTGCCCGGAAACTATTCCCACACTGGCAGGGATAATACTCTGCCAGTCAACCCGGATGTTATCCGGGTTGAAAATATAATATATCTTGCAAGATATATTATATTTTCAACTGGAGTATATTATGTTTTCAATTGTTCGCGTTGACCAGTTTGGTTTTATTAATTTTGCCGTCCATCTGGATGGCGTGGAGCTGGTTCGATTTGAAAAATACGGCTTGGCTGTGGATTTCATCCGCGCTATGGATGATATAGGATAATATATAACCCTGCCAGATATTATCTGGCAGGGTTAAAATTTAAAGTAGCGGTCGATGCTTTAAATTTTAACTGGAGTATATTATGTTGACTATTATTGCCATCGGGTTTGGTTTACAGATTTTCGGAATGTGCGTTATTTATTTATGCGTTAAAATGCGCTAATAAATAATAATAATAATAACCCTTAGAAACCTGATCAGGCAATACCTGATCAGGTTTTCTTTTTTGTATTATATAATACTTATCTCGGGTCTTATATAATACTTATCTCGGGTCTTATATAATACTTATCTCGGGTCTTATATAATACTTATCTCAGGTCTTATATAATACTTATATTCGCGAATTTGCGCCAAGTGCTTACCTGAATTTATTTTTATTTATGTAGGATACTACTACAAGTATAGCTGCGCCGATTTTTGCTCGCCCTTTCACAACCTCATTATACACCTATTTTTAAACTGTGCGCATAAACTTGAAAATATATTTTTTCGTTGTTTTTGATGTTTGTCAGCTTCGGGTAAGGAACCCGGTGTAGGAACCCCTTTGCTATGCTTTTCATAGCGCCAAATTTTACCATAAAATCAAGGCAAAAAATTAGATGTTGCAGTCTAATTTTTAGCGGCAAACCTGGAGTATAATCCACGCTAGACTATAAAGGATTAATATGGATATTATTGATATTATTGCTGTTATTATTACTATTATTAGTTTGCCATTATTTATTTGGAGTTAATATGAGCATTTATTTGGATATGATTAACGCACAGTATAATGAAAATTATACTGACATTAGTTACCTGGGAAATAGTGATTATCTCTTGATTAAGGGTAATCGGTATGGTACGGCTAAAATTATCGATAACGTGATAATCGGATATTATAGGGGCTAATATGGAAATTCAAATATATGCTGAAACCCTTTGGATTTCATATAAAAAGATATTCCCTGAGTTAAGGGGTGAATGTCCTAAAATTATATTATCTAATAGGCTGACTAAAACAGCTGGATATAATATAAGCGAACATAATACTATTACACTAGGTAATAAGTTTTTCAAGCGTAACATGGATAGTATGCTGAAAATTACATTACCCCACGAATTAGCACATCAAATTGATTATAACCTGCATGGTTGGTCAAAAAATAGAAAACATCACAATAGTAATTGGTGCGCTATTATGATGATTATCGGTTTAGACCCTGACCCTTATCATTACATGGAGATATAATATGATATACATTGTTTTGCCATATATTGCCCCGATTACTAAATTTGATCTGGTCGATGAGATGGAATACGAGGATAATGAAGATTTATTTATTACCCTAGAAGATGCGGGCTTAGAAAATAAACTAGAATACGATACTGTACCTGGTGCATTAAAAGAGTATTTTGATAATGAATGTTAATTATATTTCCTGGTTTGCCACCGTATTATCTATTATTGGTGCATTTACGGTGGCAAATGGTATTACCCTTTTCGGATACTGTGCATTTATATTAGGTTCTATTGGCTGGGGCTATATTGGAATTACTAATAAAGATAACGCACTTATTACAATGCAGGGTGTTTTTTTAATGGCTAATATAATGGGATTATATAATGCAATATGATATTTATGTGATAATGTTTAGACCACCTTTCTCGGATAAGTATTATTCGACTAAAGCATTTAATACCTTAGAAGATGCGGATATTTATATATTTGAAAATTCGGAGCTTAACCCGGATGCTTATTATGTTGCAGTAATAACTGTTAATTAAAATAACCCGGTCAGATATAATATCTGACCGGGTTATTTTTTGGATCTTAACCTTACACCAAACTGACAGGCCTGGATGCTATGATTTTCATAGCGCTAAATTTTACCATAAAATCAAGGCAAAAAATTAGATGTTGCACCCTAATTTTCGCTAAAAACCTGGAGTATAATTACCGCATGGCAGGGAAACACTGTCAGGGTTAACTGTAGGTGATAATTTTATATACTATTAACTTTATTTTATGAGATACTACATTATGCTATACATTGATGGGGTTTATTTTTGGTTATATGATAAGGAGGTTAATTAATATGAAAAGAATTGCAATATATGATATGGACGGTACTATTGTTTGCAGTTTGCACCGATATAAAACAATAGATGGTAAAATAGACTTGCAATATTGGCGGGATAATGAATATAGGGCAATGGACGATTCATTATTGCCATTATCTGCACAATATAAAAAGGATTTAGCAGATAATGATTGTTTTGTTATTATAGCAACTGCTAGAATACTGCGGGAACCTGATTTGTGTTTTATTAATACTATTCTCGGTAAACCAGATTATATTATATCTCGCAAAGAAAATGATTCTCGATCTGGTGCATTATTGAAAGTTTTAGGTTTAAATAAGCTATTTAGTCTAAAACAATTTAGTAAAATCAAATCAGATATGATAGTATTTTACGAGGATAATATATCTTATCTCAAAGCCGTTTGTGATAAGTTTAATTGTACAGGTATTTATATTCCAAGCAAACAAGGACATTAATTATATTAGTTTGTAGATTCTAATTAAAAATCTACTTGTTTACTCAGACAATACTCTGAATTACTTTTGAAAGTTATTATGGCTAAAAAACAATACTTTGCTATTATTGATACTGAAACAACTATTAATGATACTGTTGCTGACTGCGCGATTATTATTTGTGACCGTGAAGGGGTTATCTTTAATCAAATGGCCGTATTAATTAAAGATCATTTTGACACTAAAGAATTATTTTATGATATTACAGCTAAAGGGTTATGGTCATTAGAATATGCAAAAGAAAAACGTATTAAGTATAATGAGATGCTTAATGCTGGTTTCCGCAGTATGGCATCCGTTAATGCTATTAATAAATGGATAAACCAAGCGATTGGTAAATATAATCCAATACTAACAGCATATAATCTGCCATTTGATGCAAATAAATGTGATAATACTGGAATTGACTTAACTGGATTTGCAGATAGATTTGATTTGTGGGCGGCTTCAGTTGGCAATATCTGTAATAGAAAATTATATAAGCAGTTTTGTGTTGAGAATCATTTATTTAATAATCGCACAGATTATGGTAATATGACATTCAAAACGTCGGCTGAAACAGTTACGGGTTATTTAAATAATAATATGACCGACGAGCCACATACTGCGCTGGAAGATATTATCGGATACGAGTTACCTATTTTGAAACACATTCTAAGGATTAAAAAATGGCGTGATAATATCAAGCCTTATGATTGGCGCGTGCATCAGGTTAAGGATAACTATATTGCAAAATAATTAGAAAACCCTGCCAGATACTATATCTGGCAGGGTTTTCTTTTGGATCTTAACCTTACACCAAACTGACAGGCCTGGGTTGGGCCAGGATGCTATGATTTTCATAGCGCCAAATTTTACCATAAAATCAAGGCAAAAAATTAGATGTTGCAGTCTAATTTTCACTAAAAACCTGGAGTATAATTACCGCATGGCAGGAAAACAGGGTGCTGGCAGGTGAAAAAGAATTTAAGGCAACAAAAAATAAACTTGCAAAGATCGTAAAAACCATGTTATACTGTAGGCTTGAAAGGGAAAAGCGGGAAACAGGCAAAAACGCAAAGCGCGCTGCAAAAATAAATTTTGCAAAATGCGAAAATAAGCGCAAAACACTGTTACAATGTAGGCTAGACTGTAGCGAAACAGGACAAAATCGCAAATCTTTAATTTTTTAGGATTATATATGGCTACCGAAAAAACCGTTAATTATACTAATGAGCAAACTGCTATGGTAATTGAACAGTATCTTGAAAATCCAACAACGGATACTGTTGCGAAACTCGCAGAAACTCTTGGAAAAACAGTTCGTAGCATTACTATGAAACTGGTTCGTGAAAAAGTATATGTTAAAAAAGAATATACTACTAAAACTGGTGGCAAAGTAGTAAAAAAGGATAGTCTGATTGACAAACTATCCGAGTTTGTCGAATTTACGGAAAATGAGCAAACTAGTTTTGAACACGTTAATAAGACAGCATTAGTTAAACTTATTAATAAGCTCCAAGGATATTTGCCAGTTACTGAATAAGTAATTAATAACCCTGCGGGGTTATTAATAAAGGGTTTAACCCTTTATTAATAATCGTCGATTATTAACCTGGTGTAACTTAACTTTTTAGGATATTATATGGCTTCCAATACCAAACTTTTCCCGGAACAAAAACAATACGTTAAACAATGGTGCAAAGATAATGATACAGCTGAATTTTTTGATAATGAAAAAATCACGATTTTGGCAAAGCCTGATTTTAAAGGGTCAAGAATGTTTGTGGTTTCTATTTCCACAATGGCACCTAATGAAAAGAAGTTTAGGTCATCGGTGGGTAGGTATTATGCCATTAGTAATATGGAAAATGGGCAGTATGTATTGATGGATTATAATACTATGTGGAGTTTTTTGGAAGCTAATGATTGTGTTTGTTAATACTAATTAGTATTAATAACCCCTTTCGGGGGTTATTAATAAGGGCTGAACCCTTATTAACAATCTTTTTAACTAGGAGTATATATGAATCTCGCAGAAATTAATGCTTTTCGGGTTTCTCACGGTTTGGCGGCAATTGAAGTTAATAAACCTAAAAAGAAAAACAATAATAAGGCACTGCGTGCGCAGGAAAACAGGGATATTAAGTCAATGCGTACTGGTGGAAAAAAGGTAAGTAAATGAAAATCTGGCAAGTTTTCTATACTAACGGGTCTAATATGATTATATTGTCTCCTAATCGGAGACATATATGGAACAAGTATGTTTGTGTCGCTAAAATATATGAGATAGTTATTTATTAAGGAGTTAATTATGTTGGCTGGTCTGGTTATTTTGGAAGATATTACTATTTGTTATTCTCAAAATGAGGATAATACTATTTCCTATAAGATCACGAATACTTATTCTGGCGAATCTGAGGATATTATAGGTATTTCTTCTGTGAAGTTTTTCAAGGCATTATCTATTGCCGTACATAATGACGGCACCCCGGATTATGAGGAGGATTATCCTGATGCCGAGGATATAATGCTTGATATTCGCTGGATTCCTTAATTTAAGAAACCCGGTCAGATATTATCTGACCGGGTTTCTTTTGGATCTCAACCTTACACCAAACTGACGGACCTGGTGGCCCTGGCCGTGCTATCATTTTGATAGCATGGTGCGCCGATTTTAGCTTACAATACTTACAACACCCTTACAAAAATAAATATATATTTTCGTTGTTTTTCGGTGTTTGTCAGTCTTATGTAAGTTTTGTTGTGTATCATTAGGTGTGGGCGCCGATTTTTGCTATAGATTTTGTAGCTAAAAATATATTTCAAATTAGGTTCAAGACTCTAATTTTTGGCTGTAAACCTGGTGTATAATTACCGCATGGCAGGAAGTTAGACTGCTATCATTGACCAGATTGTTTCTATTATCTAAGGATTATATTATGCGCACCATTACTATTGAAGTTACTTATTCTGCTGAGTATCTTATTACGGATGCAGAATTTGACTTGGTACATTATCTGTATAACCTGTCAGAACCTAAAAAGGTTACCGCAGTTAAGTTTATTAAAAATCAACATAATCTGTCACTGAAAATCGCAAAGGATATTTGCGATAAGATCGGACATAATCCGATTCAATACTAAAATAACCTGCCAGATAATATCTGGCAGGTTATAAATATAATAGTATCGAACTAGTTACTATTATATTTATTGGTAACTAAGGAGTTATATAATGGCTGGTATGATTTTCACTTATGAATCTCGCAAAAATGGTTGGCTTATTGAAATTGAGGGAAAAACAATTAAACTATGGTTATCTGATGGATTTTCTAATTTTACAGGAGATTTTGATGAATTAAATGAGGCTTATCCAGAAGTTATTGCCGAACTAATTGAAAAGAAAATTATTACTAAAAAATAAAAGAAACCCGGTCAGATATTATCTGACCGGGTTTCTTTTGGATCTCAACCTTACACCAAACTGACGGACCTGGTGGCGGCTACCCTGGCTTACACCAAACTGACAACGCTATGATTTTCATAGCGCCGATTTTTGCTCGCCCTTTCACAACCTCATTATACTCTTTTCTGACCCTAGGAGTAGCAAATCGCAAAATATATTTTTTTCGTTGTTTTTTCGCACTCACAAATTGATAGCTGTTGTTTTTTCGCACTCACAAATTGATAGCGCTATCATTCTGGTAGCTTGCTATGATTTTTGTAGCATTCCCCCTTCGTGGCGCCACAGTGGCCTTGTCAACAGTGAAAAACTGATTGTGTTTCTGCGCCACAGTGGCCGCTCGACTGCGCCATTCTACTACAGTGCCCGGTCGATTGTCAAGCCCAGATTTCCGCGCTTCGGGTCAGGAAATCCATAAATTTAAAAAATTTTGTGTTGCAAAAATTTGCACTTGTAATTTATTTACAATTATTGTATAATATAGTAAATTAGGAGAAAAATATGACTTGTGGAATTTACTTACTTACATTTGGGGAAAATTTATACTATGTTGGTCAGTCTATAGATATAGAAAGAAGATATGAAGAGCATTTATTAAATATTAAAAAAGGCTCTGCTAGTACAAAAATGCAAGATGCGTATAGTGCTTTTGGACTACCAAAACATTCTATTCTAAAAGTATGTAATAGTTATGAGCTGGATGAATATGAAAAATTTTATATAATTCAATTTAATTCATACTATAAAGGTTTAAACTATAATAGTGGGGGAGCTGGAGTAAAATATGGTGTATTTGAAGAAAGTATGTTTTATACTTTAAAAGGAATACTTAAAGCTTATTGTATAAATAAAGTTTCGGTAGATAGACTAGCGTCGTATCTAAATACTAGTCCATCAATAGTAATTGATTTATTAGCTGGTAATAAATATACAATGATTAGAGATGTATTTCCAGAATTGTATGATATAGCTATTAATAAGTATAAAGATGCTAATAAAATTATTAATACGTACCCTACAATAGTTAATGATAAAGGTGAAGAAGTAACTATACCTTACCGTGGGGCATCTAAGTTTGCTAAAGAAAATAACTTAAATCCTGCAAATTTGTCTAAACTGCTGAAGGGTTCCGCCCATCGTTGTGGCACGTGGAAAAGAGCATATTAGGATCAGATAAACAGTGTTGAACTCGTTACCTAAATAGCTTATAATTGATATATCAGAAAATAAATGTATACCAACATACATTGAACTTTCGCAAATGAAAATTTGATCTTGCGCGTTAGCTAAAAACGCTTTATAATTTATACATAAACCAACGAAAAGGAACTGTTATGACTACTGAAAAATCTGTTGTGTCTTACACTGCTGAACAAACTGCTACTGCTATTGCGGATTACGCAGCAGGTGATACCATTGAAGCTATTGCGGATACCTTGGGCAAGACTGTCAAGTCTGTAATTGCTAAGCTGGCTAAGGAGGGTGTGTACAAAACTCCTGTTAAGGCTAAAACGACCCGAGTTACTAAAGCTATGCTGATTTCTGCTATTGCTGTTAAGTTCCGTGTAGAAGGTGAAGCTCTTGCCTCCCTGGAAAAAGCTGATAAGGCAACTCTGGAAATCTTGGCAGGTACGGAAATTTCGGCTTGACCCTAAGTTCAGCGTATGTTATAATTATTGTATGTTAAGGGAACTCTCTGATGAGTCTGACCCTAGGTTTAGCGAGTGCTATTCCTGAATACAGACGAAACCCTAGACCATCAATCGTATGTTGCTGAAACATTCTCAGCCTTCACCATACGCTCAACCTAGGGTAAGAGCTTGCATACGTGTAAGACTAGCCATCTAGTAAGGCTATAAACTAGAAAGTCGTTGCTCCTGACTATAAATTCGGGCCGCCAGATTAGGGCGTTGTACTAGAATCCCTGAGGCTAAACAGGTAGAAACGTAGCAACCTCTGCTAGAGGGTTTCTAGTGCACAAAGAAGTGTTTAAAATACAGCTATAATTTAATACGAGTGGTAAATTAGTCCACACTAAGAATGCTTTGTTAAAAGTAAATGAGAGTAATAATTCGTAATCTCTCTAGCGTCTAATAAAAACTTATAGACAATCTTTCTGGTTTGGTCGACTAGAAAGGCTCTCATAGACCATAAGTTCAAAAGCCCTGTAACATTGCTGTTACAGGGCTTTTGTTTTACTGCTTATACTCTAATAAGGAATTTGTATAGTCAGTATAATTTTTACTAGCTATACTATTATTATTTATTAGTTTCTTAAATTTAAGCCCTGGAATACCTAAAGTATTAATTAATTTGAAGTCTTTAAAGCCCCAGTCTTGTACATCCTTATCTAATAAGTAACTAGGATCTTGTTTAACAACTAAAGAATTAAAATAAGACTTAAAGGATCCGGTTTTTGGTTTATTAGGAAACCAAGTTTTCAAATCTTTTTTAAATTGTGCGGAAGATTTTACAAATAGCTCTTCTATATCTTCGATTGGCTCGTTCATTAATAGGTTTAATAAATAATCAGAATTATATAGCTCTGGAATATTAAAATTTGTAGGGTCAATTTTCATAATAAACTTTCTGTTAAAAATTTATTTCACTAAAGGCGCCAAATTATACTTCAGTGATAGTGTGACTGTCAATACTATTTTTCTGACCCTAAGTGTAGCATATTGTGCAAGTCTGTATTTTAACAAAAAGTTTCGTTAAAAATTTATAGCAAAAAATTTCGTTATAAATTTTTTGTATTTTAGTGCTAGACGTGTATATTTTCGAAGCTCCACTACATTTGATAAAATTTCATCAATTCTAGAAGGATTTGCTCAAGTGTTATATGTACGCAGTAGTCTGCTACATAGGCCCTATTTGCTAAAATATACTATAGCTAAAAAGTTTATAGTACTATCACAGTGGCGACTTTTTCGAAGCTTTTGCGCCAAATTATACTTCAGTGCTAGTGTGACTGTCAACACTATTTTTCTGACCCTAGGTTGAGCATACGTATCGATTTATGTATATTCGATCACTGGACCGCTCACTTGGTTAGTCAATGTGTCATTCAGTGGGTTAGTCAGTAACCACAAACAAAAAAGCCCCTAAGCTTCAACAGCTTAGGGGCTTTTTTGTTTTCTATTCAACTTACCGTCTGTTCGTCTAGCCTGCTCAACTTACTGTCTGTTCGTCTAGTCTGCTCAACTTAGGTTCAAGAGCGTCTAGAATCATGATTAATACGTTTTTATTGACTTTTTCAAGGCTTTCTAGAAATTCTAGGTCTTTTCCTAGAATTTGTGCGATTTTTTCGATATATTTGGACTTTCTAATAGGGGTGCGGCCCTGTTTAGTCACATATTCCTTGCGTTTGTAGACTCCTAAGGCTGATAACTTGGATATAATGCTGCGCTCAGGTATTTCTTCTCCGAGTTGGGCACCCAAAGTCGTAGCTATGGTTTTTGGATCCATTTTTTGGTCTACGTACATCTGCCGCGCCAATTCGGTAATTTCTTGATTGTATTTCATATTTTTATAACTGTTTCTGATCCTAGGTGCAGCGATCATACAAATCGTTGCATGTGGTAATCTTTTTGCCCAATTAATTGGTGAGTCTGTTTCTGATCCTAGGTGCAGCGATCATACAAATCGTTGCATGTGGTAATCTTTTTGCCCAATTAATTGGTGAGTCTGTTTCTGATCCTAGGTGGGGCGTATGTCTTGATTGTAACAAATTATTACGATTAGTAGACTTTACTCAGCTTAAGGTCAGAAGTACTAGTCTAGTCCCAAGGCTTATCTGCTTCTAACTTCTTAAGTACTTTTATCTTAAAAGCGGAATCAGTTGGAAGAGACCTTAGTAATACATCTCGTATAAATCCTAAATGCATATACTGTTTACCACTAGGATACTTCATAGACTCGAGTGCTGAAATAGTTAAGTGTAGTGCAAATTCTACGTCTTGTTGATTTACCATGTTGGGAACATTGCCTCCCCAACATCAGTAGTTTTACGACTATACTTTTCGCTACTCTTTAGTACTTCTTGTTCAATTAGAGGATCTGGCATATTATCCCAATCGTTAGGGTCTAGAATCATATTTGATGTACGCAGACTAGGGTCAGCTACCCAGATTTGTCCTAACATAGTTAGGGTCAGGCTAGGAAGACCAAACCATTCGGTATTCTGTAGACCTGTTAATGTCCAGCTAGAAATTGGCTTTTTCATACTACCAGCAGCAGGGCCTGATTTTACAGTTAGTCCTTGTGCTCTAAGCTCTAGTGCTCTATCTTTAGTTACCTCGGGGATTTCTGCGGTTGCAGCTTCAAACAGATTATCACCAATAATAACTTCTAGTTTTTCTCTAGACCAGCTAGAATATGGGATACCTTGAGCATCTTTAAGTGCTGCAATTAGGATTGGGACTAAAGATGAATACTTGCTGAACTCTTTAGTATTCTGGGACTTAACTAGCTTAGACCTACCTAGTCTAGTAATAACTCGCCATAGACCAATATCCCACGGCTTATTATTAATATTTTCCAAGTACAAAGACTTGGACTCATACTCACCTCTAGAGTTCTTAGTAGCAGTGTATGCGCCATAATATCCATAGATTTGGGGTAGCATCCACGCATTAAAGGCTGTAAGATTATGATCTACAGCCCACTTCTCTAGTTGCGAGTCGGTTAGTCTTTCAGCCTCATGGAACGGAAAGCTTTTAATATCGTTTTTATTTAGAATAAACATAAATTACCTACTGTTTTGTTGCTAGTACAGGAGCAACAGTACCTGACCCTAAGTGTAGTATAGGGATTTGCCTAAGATTTCCTAGCAGGTCGGGCGGTAACCTATTCGGAACGAACGGACGATTATTACGGTAATCGAAAAAAAGCGGTTGAAACCGCTTTTTCCGATTCAAAAACAAAATTTTTCAATTTCAAACAAAAATAGTTCTCCAAACCTTCAACCCTCCACCGCGATAATTAAAAAAAACTTTAAAAATTAGCAAAAACCAAGAAAAGCAACGTAACAAGTAACGCTTTTCAGGTTTTATTTATTTTATAAATTTTTTTTATTATCTTCACCGGGGTCTATCTATATATATGATCTAATTATATCACAAACGCTAGTATAAAATCAAGTTCAATTTTTAGCAAGGTAGTAAAATTCAGATTTGGATAAGACATTCACTATAGTTAGAATTATTACCGTAGCCGTATGGATTAGCAATTATTCTAGTGCTACCTATCTTTACATCTACATTATCATGAGTATGTCCGTGCAAAAATAATGTGTTTTCTAGACTGCTAATCCACTCCGACAAATCATTAGCAAAGTAATCGTTAAGCGTGTTAGGCCCGCTATACTTAGGGTCAATAGAGATTATTGATGGCAGAAAATGAGTAACAATAACTTTCTTTAGCTTTGTAACCTCATACTGATGCTTGATGTAACCGTAATGCTGATTAAATAGATTACTGCAATCATTAGGCGTGAACCTACGGTCGTCAAACTCGATAAGCTTGAAGTCATTGATACCTATAGCTGCATGAGATTTACTAAACTCGTTATTACGAAAGTTAGTCCATAGCGGTGCCCCTATAAAGGCAACCGCATTACTAATAGGCTTCACCCTAAGTTGAGCGACTTTAGCTAGCTTAGAATCATCAATCTCTAGCTCATACTTAGTAGGCACCGTATCCTGTAGCTGCTTGCTAATAGGATTGTAGTAAGCTGTGCCTGGGTTAAGAAACTTGATTGATGTATGCTTAGACCAATCTTCTAGCTTTTTATTAAAGTCTTGGTAGTTTTGCTTATAGTACTCATGATTACCTGGAATGTAAACAATATTAGGCTGATGCTCCGCAAAATGCTTTAGCGTAGTCCAAACATTATTAGCCCCTACATGTAGATCACCAGCGATTACTAGAACATCTTCGCCTTGAGACTTATAGAGTGCTTTGTCGAAGCTGTATTCAGCGTGTAGATCAGATATTAAACGCACAATCATATTAGTAATGTACCCATAACAAAAGCAATCTTAGCTGCTTGATATAAAAATCCAATTGTAAAGCTAACAACTATAGTAATAGTTGTTATTAGCACAAATTCTTTAATTAATTCCATGCTAATTCCATTGCAAATTGGCAGCCCGCGCCTCCCAGCTGCATATAACGAATACTAAAATCAAAGTATTCGCTTAGAATAGATAGAAGCTCATTCATAACATACTCATCTAGCGTACACTTTTGATCGTTAATAATTAGTGTACATTCGTCCTCAACAATATCAAAAGTATGCCTAACTCCTAGTTTGATTAGATTACTAGATAGTTCGTCAAATTCATCTTTAAAATCTGACTGATCACAGTCCCTTTTATATGATGATACAATTTGTTTAGGTATAATTAGTTTCATTTAGATGTCCATCCATTTAATATCATAACCAGCTGACTCACGATTAACAATCCACTCTTCTAGCTCTTTAATATGCTCTAAAGAGTAGTTATGTTCAACTACTCCAATAGGTTCATTAACTTCCCAAGTATCCCCTTCTGCATATACAAGTTCTTCTACTTTAGAATCAAGTTTCCTAATCCAGTTAACATAGAACTCTTTAGTATCATTACTTGATAGAGCATTGTAAGTAACATCAGAAGGCGTACTCCAAAGATCAAAACTATATGTTTGCTGATCCTTAGCTCCGGTTCTATCCACAGTAATGTTTCTAGTGGCTAAAATCATTAGATTAATACTCATTACATTTCCTTTTAAAGATTAATTATAACATAAATGCAAAAGGGCTTGCAACGGCATAATTTTTAGCGTTGCAAGCCCTTTAGGGTTAAATAGGAAAAAATGCTTCCATAGTAATAGGAGCAACGACCCTAAGTTGAGAAATTATATCTTCCGCTAACTCTCTATGTTCTTTTTGTGTAGTAGGATGTAATCGTTGTTTTAGATAGAATACCCATGAACGGATATTACCATTCATGTACATCCTACTCATAGTATTACCCTCAGGTAAGATAGCCCTAGCCTGTTCCTTAGCAATACCTTTACTAAGCGCTTCCTTATACGCTAGAGTTACTTCCCTAATAACCATATCTTGAGTTTCTTGCCACCAAGTATTAAGCTCTGAGTCTTCTACTTCAATAGAAGACTGCCTATTAGTTGTATCTTGTAACCTACATTCTCTAGTAAGAAACCCACCAAGTTTTGTTACATCCTGATACCTCTGTGAAAACTCTTGAAAAGAGAAAGACCTATGCCGTAGTATCTGCCTACCAATATCTCTAGTAGTATTGATCTCCATAGTTACATTAGCCATTTCAAAGGGTGACACGTGCCCCTCTCGCATCATATACTGTAGTAACCCCAGGATATTTGGGTTACTCTGATTGCTAGGATTAGATACCCTAGCAATATACGAGATAGTATTATCAATATCTGGTGTAGCCCAGATAACTTTTGCTGCATTAGTCATATTTACTAGTAATGGTAATAGTTGGATTATCTTCTTCAAACGCTACACCTAGGGTACATTCTTCCGGTGTAAGTGCGTAACCTATCTCGCTAGCTTGAAACTCATTAAATGCTTCTAGCATTTTAAAAACACTATACTCATATACACCTTTTCCTAGACGGGTGTGAGATACTAATGCGTGAATAGCTTCTAAATCAGTAAAATTAAGTCCAGTTAACTTAAAAAGCCCATTCTTTGTTTGTTTAATCATATTTAATCCAAATATATGCTGCTGTAGCAGCAATAATAACAGATCCTAAGTGTAGCAAGTATGAAGGACCACATCTAATCTTAGTTAGTTTTCTAGGCATGGTGGTTCCAATGGTTGCCAATGCAATTCTATAGTTATACTATATTGCTGATCATTAATAACCCAAAAGTACTCCCCATAGTTATAGTTAGTATACCCAATAGCAAAAGCCTCATTATAATATACTAGCACAGGCCTACTCATCTGCCATATTTCTGATACTTCTAGTAAGAGAGGCAGTTTACTAGAAGATTTAATCCATTTTGTTTTCATTTATCTAAGTAGAAAGTATGGTTGCCAATTGTAATCCCTTCTTCTAGACGCTTACTCCAAGAAGGTCTAATTGTTTTAACATGGTAGTGGGTGTATTTAACATCATCACTAGAGTTATAAGCAATGATAGAAGCATTAATAGCCTCAAAGTTATACACTATGTTTTTATATCTTTTAGTCCAACTAAACTGGTTCTTCTGATATACAACACCACATATACTACTAGGATATTTACCACTATATACCCTATTTAATGTTACCTTAGCCACAGTAATTTGTCCTTCCATTGGCTCACCCCTCGCCTCTCTATATACATTAGTAGCCAAACATTTTAGTTCCTTTTTAGTAGGAATGTTTGGCACATCTAAACTTACTAAATTATTACTAAGCAGCATCAGGCTCAGCACTAGAACCCTCTTCAACTAGAGCTAGGATTGCAGTCTTTACTTGCATCTCCTCCCTCACTAGCTGAATCGAGTCGTTGATCGAATACCCAACTACTTCCCACATCGCTAGCTTTTTGTCCACCATTGCGTAAACTTTCAATTTCTTTCCTTAGTTGTTTAATTAGTTCAGTTAACTCTTGGTTCTCTTTAGTTAAGTTACAGTTCTGATGCTGATTAGCCTGAATATTAAAATTATTAGAAGCATTAACTTCATCCATCTGTTTAATAGCTCGTGCAGCCCTTAGCATTAGAGAGGTAGGGGATTTACTTACTAACTCACCTTTATCATTAGTCTCTGTTACAGGAGATGTAAGCTCGTTATATAGTTGATTCACAATTATCCTTTATAAAAAATAATTATAACATATTACCAAGCAATTAACAAGACAAAATTTCATTAGCTTAGGTTAACTGCGCCAATCACCTGCGTAAAAATGAGCTTGCTAAGGTGTTACGTAAGTGTTATAATAAAAGCTACTTTAGGGAATACTTATATGTCAATTTCACATACTTACGTTAAGGAGTTAGAATCTTTAATACTAAACACATTACTACCTTCGTATATTTCGTATCAGCATAGCATAGGGAATAAAAACCCTTTAGCAAGTATTAACCAAAGTCTTTTATCTCAAATCCGTGCCAAAAGAGAATTACCGGCACTTCTTAGACCCTATTAAATGAAAATTGTACACGTTGAAAATCCTGAGTTTGGTCAGGTGCCTATTATTGAACGAAGAATCACTGATGGTAAATCATTATTTATACCAGATGATACTACAGCTTTAAAGAAGCAGATTAGTGGTGATCATTATAAGACCCTAGGTATACAGCCTGTAGAGTATATACGTGCTAATAACATTGGTTATTTTGAAGGTAATGTTATTAAGTATGTTACTCGTTGGAAGAATAAGAACGGTGTAGCAGACTTGGAGAAGGCTAAGCACTACCTAGAAATGCTTATTGAGTTTGAGAATGAGCCCACTGTACGCTAAACTAACAGCAGCATTACTACACACTAGAGAAGACTTCGCAAGTGTATGCAAGTTAATGGGCGTAGACCCTGAGTTTGCCGACCCTGCTATGCTAGATGCTATAATGTGTGATAACTGCTCATATTGGGAAACACCAGAACTAGCGCATGTAACTGATGATGATACTGTACTTTGTAGAGCTTGTCATATGCTAGAAGACTTAAGGTTTTGAAATATTGTCTTGATTATTTGTTAAAATCATTATATAATTAATCTTTAAACACAACGGCCCTTAGTTCAATGGATAGAACAGAAAGCTTCTACCTTTCAAGTGCAGTTTCGATTACTGCAGGGCCGGCCATTTTATATGCTTTTAGTTCAATGGATAGAATAAATTTATCCTAAAGGTTAGAAATGCGTTCAAATCGCGTAAAGCATACCATTACACAAAAAGAGTATCACCAAATACTTTTCGAGCTAGGAATACTAGATGACGAAGAGGATTGGGAACTATATAAACAGCAAGAAGCTAAATTTAACCAAATACTGGATACACATGAGCACTTATACACCAGATGCATGGGCACTAATAGAAGTCAATTCTAAAGAGTACGGAAAGATCAGAAAGATTCTAGCAGGATGGCGAGGTGGGTATCTTGACGGGGATTCTTGGAAGCTAAGTTCAGGAATCCTAAAAGAGTATTCAGATGGAGACTTTATTGTATTCCCTCAGGAATCAGGCTCGATCTATCGTTGCCATAAAGACGCACAGAGACTTACAATATATACAGGAAGTATCCTACAACAACTAAAAGATAATTTTAAAGATAATCCTGATGTAAGTATTGAGCTTATTGAATATAAATCTTAGCTTGATTCGCTTACTAAAACATTGTATAATTATTGCTTAAACGGAGAATCTAATGCGAACAAGCGGCGAAATGATTTTGAATGTCGATTTACCATATAATGGCTTTTGCGAAATTATATGTACTCAGGTTAAGTATTGGGCAGGAGAAGGGCTCCCAACCTTTGAAGGCTCCCTAGCTACAATGAAAGAAGTCTACCCTGTAGAGTTTTCATATCTTCTTAAACGCAAGACTATACGGGTTGGAAAAGAATTTTGAGCTTGTATGTTCGGTTAAAGTGTTCTATAATAGATGCTTAAACGGAGAAATTAAAATGGCTTTGGCATATACAAAATCGTTCTTAGTTGATGCTTTCTTGTGGCGTTATGCTGATGTTCTAGTTAAAGATACCGCTGAAGAAATAGCGTCTTATATTAAAATGGTTAATGACTTCTACGACAAGGTAGGAAAAGATAAGTTTCGTATCTGGTGCTCTTTAGACGCAGACGAAATTAAGAGGTATAAAGCTGCAAAAAATGAGCTTGCGCATCCTGTATAAATGATGTATAATTATTACTTCTACAGCACATCGCGTACCACCTTTTAGGACGGAATTTAATTCCCAGACCGCTTATTCAGGGCGCACCGTGCTGTAGAAACTAATAATTTAAGAATAGATAGGCTCACCATTCTTCCTAGACGAAGCCTCGCTGTATGCTTATATACACGCACCGGGTTCTAGTTAGTATGCCGCGAGTAACGAATTACATAAGCTCTTTTTCGGTTCTATCTATTCTTAAATTATTAATAAAGTGCCAAGGCTTATTGCCGTAGGCTAGAAATATTCGAATTGCATGCTTCAGTGCGCTTGCCCAGTAAGCATCAGTAACTACTTAGCTACAAAGTACCTAAGACGGCAAATCTTAGCGAATACGGGTATGCAAAGTTAACCCTGGTTAAATCTGGTGGCAATATCTGAAACTAGACTAGTAGATATTTCGTTTGACACTTTATTAATAATTTGGATGCTTGGGGGAGTGGTTGAACCCATCTGACTGTAAATCAGACCTGTAAAAAGCGCGTTCGTTCAAATCGAGCAGTATCCACCATTTAAAGGCGAAAAGGGTTGCTCCATGCCAGTACCGTAAATACTGGCTAGCCTAGCTTTCTTTTACGGAGAATATTAAAATGACAACAGGAATTTATAAGTTAAACTTTATTGGTACCGATAAAGTTTACATAGGTAAAGGTACCAATATAGAAAGCAGACTAGCAAGGCATATTAATTTACTTAAAAATAATTCACATTCTAGGAAGATGAATGCAGCCTACGCAGAGTTTGGCACTCCTATAATGGAGATTTTATGCGAATGCTCTATTGAAGAGTTAAATTCATTTGAGAATGAGACTATTGAAATATACAGTTCCGTAAATAACGGGTTTAATACTCTATACTGTGCAGAAGCTATGCCAGATGGTAGTTTATGCCCAGGAGAACTAAATGGTAGAGCAAAGTATTCTAATATCCAGATTACCGAGGTATTCAATATACTCGTTGATAGTCCTACACTACTATACAAAGGGATATCCAGTATAACTGGTGTCTCTATTAATGTGATTGAGGAAATAGCTAGAGGTGCAAGACATAAATAGTTAGCTACACTATTTCCAGAAAAGTACACAAAGTTATTTTTATTAAAAAATACCCGTAGATCGAGATCTAGTTCTGCAAAAGCTAAAGCTAAGGGTACTACGTATAAACAAGTACAGTCTCCGCATGGAGAACTATATACAGTAGATAATATTTATAAGTTTGCTCAAGAACATAGCTTAGACGACTGCAACCTTTGTAAATTATTAAATGGCAAGGCAAAATCTGTAAAAGGATGGAAATTAAGTATTATATAGTATAATGTCGCATTAGACTTCTGGTGATGTCCTCAGCCTTTCACGCTGATCAGAGGGGATCGTAACCCCTATGCGACTCCAAAATCCCTGGGATGGGATAAGACTCAACCAACAGCTAGACAGCCTCTGGGCGAATCGCTGCGGTGCCCAACAATGAGCTGAACCTAGCATGGCTTGACTAGGTTCCCATAATTAAACTGATTTTTCTTAGTTAGTTTAATTATGGGCAACTGGCATATACAAATAGGTACAGTTTCTCGCCTTAGAAGCGAGGCTTTTCCCGGTTCGAGTCCGGGGTTGCCCACCAATTAAACTGAATAATAAACTACCAATGCGAGTATGGGGAAATTGGCTAGACCCAGGAGACTTAAAATCTCCCGCTTTAAGCATATCAGTTCGAATCTGATTACTCGCACCAAATAACTTAAACTATCATGCGTAAATTATACAACACAATCACTCAAATAAGCGTAGGCTCTGAAACAGAAAATCCAGTATTTGGCGAATGCATTCGTGTTAAGCTAGATGACGAATGTGGAGGTATGTTCATTGTACTAGAACAAGATGGAGAAGATGACAGAACTCATCAAGTTCGTATTTGTTTTGATGAGCTAGTAAACATTAACCATGCTATATCAACTCTAGTTAATCAGCGTTTGGCAAAATAAATTTATCGGTTATACTTCTTAGGAGAGCAAGATGCAATTGTAAAACTACAGGAGCATAATATGGCTAGAACTTTTAAAGACAGTATTAAGAAATACCACTTTAAAGATTTTTGGGCACAAGATCGTATCCAATTAGAAGGATACGGATGCCGTTTAGCAAAAACAACAAAACCTAAGAAACGTAAAGAAGTAGACACTGAGGATCACTGGATGCGCACACCATCTTGGTGGACACATCTAGTAATGATTAGGCCACAGCGTAGGGCAGGAAAACTTTGGGAATCCAAGTTTGTTAATTCTGATATTGATATGTGGGCATTAGAAGAAGCAGATGCTCCAATTGTTAGTAACAAACCTTATATCTACTTCTATTAACGTAAATTCTGTCTTGAATTTCTAACTAAAACATTGTATAATTAATGCTTAAACGGAGAAAACAATGTCTAAAGCACAAGTTATTAAGCGTGTTAATGCAGCCTGCAACTTTTGGGCTGATACTTTTAATGAAGATTACTGTGAGTGTCTAAGCTGGGAAGAGGTTCAGGAAACGGATAAAGATAATAAAGAAGTATTATTTATGTTCAAAAAAGAACTTGGCGCGTGTGGGTATTAAAATTTACACTTGCGCAGCTTTTACCAAAGTGTTATAATTGTTACTTAACGCGATAGAAGGGCACACCGAGGGGAACCTGCTATAGTTTGCTACATGATTAACTACCATTAGTATATTCTATACAATAAACCGCACGTCGTGCTTTTGATAAAGAGGGTACAGGCTAGAGTAGTTACCTAGGTTAGGGCCACTTTCGCGTAGTATTAACTAGCTTGAGGCTAGTACCAGATTGACAGTTCTGGGTTATCAAAAGGTCAATCAGATACTAGCTCACTTGGTAGAGCGCTAGCTTTGGGAGCTTGAGGCAGAAGGTTCGATCCCTTCGTATCTGACCAATTAATTTAATACTAATTAGCATCCACTTCGGTGGGGGCTTTGCGAACCAGAGAAATAAAGGTATTCCGGCTGGTATATCCTTAAAGCGGTTCATCTCTATTGATAGTAGCGTCGAAACCTATGAACCTTAGAGTATATAACTAGAGATAGTTATAGGTAGTATATTAGTATTAAATTAAATGGGGTTGTAGTGCTAATGGGAACACACCGGTTTTGCAAATCGGAATTGAGAGTTCGATCCTCTCCAGCTCCACAAAAATTAACTTGATTTTTCTTTGCTTATGGTGCATAATATACTTATTATGACCAATAGAGTATCGAAAAATGGAAAATTTTACTAATCAAATAATAAGTAAGCTACAACTAAATCCAGATAAGGTTTCGAGAAAAGCAATTCGTGGATGCAGTGGTTTTACTATTAAAGAACTAATTTATAGTATTCTAACGCATACATCGTTAGAAACTGCATCAAATAGTTTAGGATATTCCTCTACTATTTCTATGAAAAAAGCCTTGTCTGAGTATATAACTCCTTATTTTGAACATCGGCGCGTAGAGTTTGGTTTTGGTGGTACTGGAAAAGGTGTACCTAAAACTTGGAAAGGCGAGCTACTATATTTTATAGGATATAAGGAATGTACTAGTTGTGCTACAGTTAAACCTATAGATGAGTTTGGTATTAATAATGGTAAAGGTTTACGTTCTGAATGTGGTAATTGCCATACTTTTGATACCAAATTACAAAAAATTGATATTAAAAACAGAATACCTACATGGGTAGATATGCGTTCTATAAAGATGTTCTACTCAGCTTGTCCCAAAGGTATGCACGTAGATCATATTATACCTTTGAGAGGTACTTTAGTATCGGGGCTTCATGTACTAGAGAATTTGCAGTACTTATCTGCAAAAGATAATCTTGCTAAAAATAATAAGTATGACGTAATATAAGGGTTTCTATGTTTAATCAAATTTCTAAAAGTAATACATCCACCTAGCATACCCTTATTCCCTATTGAATAAGGGGCTTCTGCCCCATTTTCTTTTGCCTGCTGATAGCATTAGGTTCAGACTAGGTATAGCTAGATCACTTATACTACCCACATCCATGCAAGGTCGCTACTTGTATATGTAGATGTTCCGCGACATTTGTACCCGGATAACATATGCTAGTATTCTGCCTAGTCTTATACACTAGGTTCCTACATTGATCTGTATAAGGGATTAATACGGAGTAGATTGAAGAGAATGCTGGCATATGTTAATTTTAGCACAACATAATCATATACTATGAAACGAAACAAAGCATTAAACAAACTAAAGTCTTATAGGTCTTATGTATCTACAATGAAGCGTAAGCGTTCTGACGAACTTTTTGACTGGCTAAAGATAGTGTATTGCCAATCTATGGGGATACCTTACCATGCATAGCTTTGCTTGGATAGGTTTTGAAAAAGTTCAATCAGTACCTGTAGTGTTTCCTATGACCCTATGGATTGTACCGGCTAATGATGGCGTAATGATTAGTAAATCAAAATTATGATAAACTTTTTAAGTTGGCTAGCAGGAATTGTAACAGGGGTTGTATTATATACATTTCTTGTATGCACATATTTAGTAAAATAAATTATGTCTTGAACGTATAACCAAAACATTGTATAATTAATGCTTAAACGGAGAACATAATGAAGTATATTAAAGGTTTGGAAAAAGAACTAAAAAAGGCATTAGCAGAACAGGATGAACATCCTCTTAGCGGTTCTACTGCTCGTAAGGTAGCTATGTTACAACGTGAAATTGAAGCAGCTTATAGAAAGAAAAACGATGAAAGCATTTGAAGCGATAGCTATACTGGAAGCACTTGACCCTAGTCACGAAGTTACGCTGACTATTAACACTAATAAGTGTACTAAGTCATTTGAGCCGATTCCTACTAAATCTACCCAAACAACTATATGGGATGACTATACTCGTGAATGGGTGCTTGGTAAGCAGTTCTGGCCTAATCAGAACCACTACGACAGTATTTCCACAAGTACTATTCATTGAAAGATACTTATGAAAGATAGTGACAAACGCAAGCTAGTGAAACGAAATGTATTCGTTCCACTAGCTATGAATAGAAAAGCAGGCTCACATACTAAACCGTATAAGAGCTTGCGAGGAAAAGAGAACCGTGATATTTGGGATTGAAACATTAAGGTGATGTAACGGCCCTTTAAGCCGTAAAACTCGGATCGTTACCGTGCAGTCCTACCATATTTAAGAATACTAAGGATCAGTTTAACCTTGTCGGCCGCATCGTGTTAAAACTCCTAAATCCCTGGCAGTCCATGCGCGCTTCATGCGTCATTCTTCAGGCAAGTGAGAATAGTAGTATTCTTAAATATGGTGCCAAGCTTAGCTTAAACGCTCCCTTTGTTTAACTAGCTCAAATTGGCTAAAAATAAAGCTAAACTGGTCGAGTATGCTTTACCCATTATCAGACTTGAGGGCTGTCGTCCAATAGTAACAAGACAGTATATTCTAGCCTAGGGAGCTAGGGCATACTTTAGTAGTTTTGTCAGTGTATTCTGGAACGGATTGATAAACCGTGAAACTACTAAACTATGTCAATTATTAACACTTTAAATTATGAATAACCTTATAGCTATTCCTAAAGAATACTTCAAAGAGAAACCATCCTTAGAAGATTATATTGCAGCCCATGCCCCTACTAATATGTTTCATATTTCCTTTCTAGAAACTCAGTATTGTAGATTCATGGTATCTAAAAACTATTGGGGTATGTCATTTTAATTACTGGGGTATATTGTAGTAGAAAACACCGCAGACTTTGACCCTGTTATCCTACGTTTGAACCGTAGTACCCCTGTCATTCTAGTATAGTGCTAGACGTTTAAGCCCATAAGCGTATGTTCTCCACGTAAGTTGAGAAGCTGGATTACATAACCAGCAAGAATTATTCCAGTAGACCCAAGTATGCACATGGGCGACACTGTTAATGCCTAATTAAATAGACTCTATTACCGGATTCAATCTTTATAGCTGAACAAAACCTTAGTAAGACCCATCTATCAGGGTATATACCAGCCAATAGCTATGATTACTATAATAGCATAAAGCGCATACTCTGCGTATTGGTGAACATATAAGTTCTTAAAATCACGATAGAAGCTATAAAAATTTGAGCTTGTATCTATTATTAAATTGTTCTATAATAGATACTTCAGAACAAAAGTTAATTAAAGATTAAACTCTGGCTGTGGCCACAGTAAAATGAACCAGCTATACACAATACTAAGCAGGGGTAATTATCCTGTGAAGTAGCGAGACGCTGAACGGTGTATTAAGGTAATTCCTTGTTAAACCTAATAGAGTTTGCACAGAGTCTAATCTTTAATTAATCCTAGTGATGTAGTGTAGTACCAAATCTTCTGAGTCCTTGTGACTTTCGACAAACCACACAATTTTTATTGTGTGTAAAGCTAAGGGAATGACAGTTACTTCATATGAATGATCTAAAGCACGGACTTTATCCTCCGTACCCTTGACCCTAGTAGGGACTTGGGAAATAGATGAAAAACCTCGATTTCTGGCATTACGAGGCTAAACATAAGGCCAGAGCACTGACAACGAAAATTCTCACTGCTAGGATTAGTTACCCTTAACCAAAGGAACTTAATGTATTATAAAGATTTAGAAACTGACGCTAAAGCTAAATGTGATCACGATGCAGCGCAAAACGCTGCTGCTGCTGCCGCTGCTAAGCGTCGTACTAAGAAAACTAACTAAAATTATTACTTAGTAATATAGACGAAAAGGCTTAGCGGTACTGCTAGTACCACGAATACTAGATAGTCTCCCTTCTTTCAACTAAAAGGTACTTATGTCCTCAATTAATCATATTCCTCGTCAACCTTCACACACAGTTAATCACGAAGGTACTAAAGTACCAGCTATTTCTGCTGAAAAGCAGCTTAAGCGTCTAGTTCTAGCAGCTATGCTATGGGAGAATCAATTTTACTCCGATGGGCAAGATTCAGCTAAGCTAGTGCGTGATCTAGTGTCTACGGTAGAACCTAGCCAAGTTGCTATCCTTGCTATTGAAGCACGCCATAATTACAAACTTCGGCATATGCCTTTGTTTATATGTCGTGAGCTGGCTCGTATTGGTCAGCTTAATGCTGATACACTTAACAAGTGCATTCAGCGTGCAGACGAGCTTGGAGAGTTTCTAGCTATGTATTGGTCTGAGAGCAAATGCCCTATTTCCAATCAGGTTAAGAAAGGCTTGGCTCAAGCATTCGGTAAGTTCAATGAGTATCAATTGGCTAAGTACGATCGTGATAATGCTTATGTAAGCATTAGGGATGTGATGTTCCTAAGCCATGTGAAACCTTGTGATAAGGCACAAGAAGCATTATTCAAACGTGTAGCTAATAAGGAGCTTACAACTCCATTAACTTGGGAAACTGAGTTATCCGCTGGTGCAGACAAAGCATACACTTTCACTCGCCTTATGGCGGAGAAGAAGTTGGGGGCACTAGCATTCTTGCGGAATCTTCGTAATATGGTTCAAGCTGGTGTATCGGAAGATACAATCCGTGCGTATACTTTAACACTTAATGTGGATAAAGTACTTCCGTTTAGATTCGTAGCCGCTGCACGTATTGTACCTCAATTTGAGGATATGCTGGAACGTCTAATGCTAAAATCATTAGATACTTCAGAAAAACTGCCAGGTAAAACTGTGCTAATGGTTGACGTATCAGTCTCTATGTTTGGTACTAAGATTTCCGCTAAAAGCGATCTTGATCGCTTTGATGCTGCAGCTGCTTTAGCTATTTTGTGTAGCTCTGTATGCGAACAGGTAGAAATCTATACCTTTAGTAACAATCTAGTACGAATAGCTCCTCGTACTGGGTTTGCTTTGGCATATGCACTTAAAGGAAGCCAACAGATTGCAGGAACACACCTAGGTTCCTCGCTTGCTAAACTACAGGCCAAAAGCCAGTATGATCGTCTGATTGTTATTACTGATGAGCAGTATGACGATGCAATTGTACCCCCAAAATCAGACAAGGCTTACATCCTAAATGTAGGATCATATCAAAACGGTGTAAACCGTGGAGATTATTTGACAATTACCGGGTTTTCAGAAGCGTGTATTGACTATATACGTGAAGTAGAAAAAGAGTAGGTAAATAGGTTGTTAGTACTAGCTTTCCCTAAGTGGCTAGGAGGACAGGAATTCCTGAAGGCGCTAACAACGCTACTACTAATACCTACTGGATGCTAAGATTGGTTAATGATCTGACCTTCTAGATATAAACCATGCGTAATCAGTCGAAAAATGGTAGTAATAATGCACACCTCTATGAACGGTAGTCAGTCCAGAGACCAAAACCAAGTGCAGCATTAATTCAGACTCTAAAGGTAGCCAGTCCTTGTCCAAACTTGAAGCTCTAAACCAAAGTACAAGGTTTAGAAAAACATATAGTGTTAAATACGGTTACTTCTATTTTTGGTATATTTCGTTCCGTATTGCCTTGTTCTTATGTTTTTCTAAATCTTTTAATATGGAAGGTTGGCAGAGTGGCCGATTGCATCTCTTTGCTAAAGAGACGAGTTACTAATAATAGCTCCCAGGGCTCAAATCCCTGACCTTCTTCCAAATACCTAGTTAGTTCAATGGCAGAGCAATCGGCTGATAACCGATAGACGGTGGATCGTAACCATCACTTGGTACCAAATATATGCCCTTAGTGTAGCGGCTGCACGAAAATCTCCAAAATTTTTAGGGCTAGTTCGAATCTAGCAGGATATGCCAACAAAAACATAAACTTGATTTATGTTTCCTTAACGTGTTATAATTATTCTTTAAGGAAACATAATGATTGAATTATCACTAATGTCAGCGTATGGTCGTAATTATAATACAGACGAAGATATGCTAAAGGATTGGAATGAGGGTAAAGATTTTAAAATCTATCCTAATGGGCCTTATACCTCAATAAGAGATATTGGCAGACTTAAGTGTCTTAATGAACGAGTTAGTATTACACGAGACTTTTTTACCTATAAGGTACTTTAATGAATAAATATGTAGTTGCTTATTTGAGCTTCTTTGATAATCTTATTAAGCAAGAAATAGTATGTGCAGATTCAGAACTTGATGCAGCTTTGACATACTTAGCTAACCATCAGGGCACTTCATTTGATAGCGTGGAGCAAGAAGACCTCACTAATTTAGAGTCTCTAACAGATAATTGCTATGACTTAGATATTGCTATTTCTGTAATTAAAATTGATTAACGCGGGTAGTGCAGCCAACACTTCAGTCTCATAAGCTCGAAGCATCCTAGGTGCGAATCCTAGACCCGCAACCACTTAATCCACTGTAGTTTAAGGTAAGTTGCATCTACAAATAAAAACCTTTAAGCAAACGCGCTAGGTCATGGAAGCCTAGCACTAATTATAAACCATCGACTACATTTGTAGGATAGCATATTAGATGGGAAACAGGTTAGCTAGCCCTGTACTAATTCAGGGGTGTAGGGACGCTGGGCGTTAAACGGCTTTGAATACCGTCCTACTGTTGATAGCGGTAATTGTTCGATTCAATTACACCCCGCCAGAATATGATAGTAAATAGCTACACGGGAACACCGATAGCCCCAACAAGTTTCGAATACGGTAAGGCAGGCCCAGAAGAAGGGCTATATCTAGGTTCAATTCCTAGTACTATCGTTTATAACAATAACAAAGGGTTTCATGAATAAACACGACGATGACGAATATGTAGATGGTATTATGCTAGGTAATAAATCTAGCATTAAACCAAAAGCGCTAGCACATTTATACGAGTACTACATCTCCGGCCCTATTACTGGCCCAGAAGATTATATTGAAGTATTTGATCAGATTCGCCACGCTAGACCAGATGATGAAATCCGATTATATATTAATAGCTACGGCGGGGATTTGTACACCGCTATTCAATTCCTAAGAGTTCTTAGCGAAACTGAGGCCCTAGTTACTGCTTCTATTGAAGGTGCGTGCTTTAGTGCCGCTACATTGCTTTTCTTGAACTCAGACATCTTTGAGGTCACCCCCCATTCTAGCTTCATGATCCACTCATATTCGGGTGGCACCTTTGGTAAGGGATCTGAAATGCATGCCCAGATCATACATGAAAAAGTATGGGCTAGTAAACTATTCGCAGAAGTATATGAAGATTTCCTTTCAGCTAAAGAGATTGAAGAAGTCTTAGCAGGTAGAGATTTATGGTTATCTACCGAGCAAGTAGCCGAACGTATGAATAAAAGAATTGCAACTCGCCGTGAGTTGGCAGAGCTTGAAGATGCTACAAAACCAGACTAAGGTAATTATATCTCTATTTGATTATTCAGGTAACTGGCCTAGCTTCTACAAAGCTAACGGATACGATGTATATTCTTTAGATATAAAGAATGACATTGATATACTAACTTTAGTTAGAACAGACCTACCAAATAATGTATATGGTATTCTAGCAGCTCCACCGTGTACTGATTTTAGTGGTTCTGGTGCTCAATACTGGAAGACTAAGGATGCAGATGGAAGAACAGAAGCATCCTTATCATTAGTAGATAAGACACTAGAAATTGTTAGTTGGTATCCAGAAATACGATTCTGGGCCTTAGAGAATCCCGTAGGTAGATTATCTACATTAAGACCACAAATTGGAAAACCCTGGTATTTTCAACCTCATTGGTTTGGTGACCCGTATACTAAAAAGACGGGGTTATGGGGTAATTTCAATAAAGACTTACCTAGAAATGATGTAGTTCCTGACCCTAATAACTGGATAATGAAATTAGGTGGAAAGTCGGAGCGCACAAAAGAACTTAGAAGTATGACACCTCTAGGATTTGCAAAAGCCTTTTATGAGGCAAATAAATAAGGATTCACACATGGCAACTAAACCTAAATTCCATCCAGTAGACCCAGCTAAGGAGCCTGCTAAGGAGCCTGCTAAGGAGCCTGCTAAGGAGCCTGCTAAGGTTCCTCCCGCAAAGACCCCTAAGAAACCAGGAAAGTGATAAATTAATTTGGTAGGTTAGCGTAGAGGTAACGCGGCAGTCTCATACGCTGTTATACATTGGTTCAATTCCAATACCTACTACCAAAATTTCTTTTCTCGCGCAAACCAACGAAAATACACAACTGATTATAAGTAACGATCTGAAGACTCTATACCCCGTTTAGTCTTACGACTAAATGATCAAGTCTCTCCTTAGCATAACTGAATAATGTACTTCGCTACGAACGAAAAGACTGAAGGTTTAATCCCTTTGGGAGAGGTCATATATTAGTAGTGTGTCACCCTTTACCCTAGTTGACGACTTGGGCTACTAATATATGGCTAAAACATTTTCAAATCTAAAAAACCCTAAGTGTGGCATGCACGATATTATTAGCTTCGGAAAGCTAAAAGGATGTAGAGTATGTGACGTAATAGAAGATCACTACGACTACCTAATATGGGCAGAAAAGCAAGGTTACATTAAGTTTCAGGAAATAGTAGTTGAAACTATCCAAGAAGCTGCTCATTTCGAAAAATGGACATCCCCAGAAGAATCATCAAATCCTCATAAATATGAATATCTTTTTGAAATCGCTACACGACAAGAAGAGGACTGGTATGACGATATTCCCTACTAAATATGACTAAATTTGAAAACAGCGATGCCATAGTATTAGGGCTAATTAAACATTTAAACTTAGCAAGTAATACCTCAATATCTAAAATATCGAGGATTAAATCTTTAGATATTTTACAAGAAGTATTAGAATATCTAGTACTAAATATTTCTACAGAAATTGATGAAGAATTACAATCTATATACTCAAGAGTTTTACCTAAGATTTTAGTTAAAGTAATTAAAGCTAAAGTATGTATCAACACATCACCCCAAGATTTTAAGGACGAAGTAGGGTTCCTACGAATAGTTCTAGGGTACAACAACCCGAATATGTAAAAATATAGTTCCTTACTTTATTATAAAGGTTCTATCATGTTATCAATTAATAATAACTCTACTGCTTCTTCTATTTCTAATATATTTAATTCTATCTCTAGGGATATGGATTTAACTAATAGAAGAATTGCTACTGGTAAACGGATTTTATCAGCCGCGGATGATCCTGCTGGAAGTTCTATTGTCTCTTCTTTAAAGAGTCAAAACTCATCTTATGACGCAGTTCAAAAGAACCTTTTAGCAGGTAGTTCTCTACTTGACGTAGCATCTACCGCATTAGACTCTCAACAGACTCTAATGACGCAGATGAAAACTATTGCAACCCAAGCTGCTTCTGGTACCCTTTCCGCGGATCAACGTACTGCACTACAAAATACTTTTACTGAGCTACAAACTCAGCTTAATCAGACAGCCAATGGTGCGTCTTTATTTGGACAAAATTTGACAGGAACAACGGCTGCTGCTGTTCAGTTACAAACAGGTATTAATGCTGGCAATACTTATAATTTAAGTATTGCTAAATCAGATGCCGCAACTTTAGCTATTGACGCAGCAACTATTGATATTACAGACGCTACTAAAGCTGCTGCTGCAATGACAGCATTAGATACAGCGATTGGTACAGTATCTTCTAATCAAGGTATTATTGGTGCACAGCAAAATGCTTTAAAAGCTATTACTCAGACCGCTACAAATACACAAGAAAATCTAGTTAGAACTATCTCTAGCATTGAAGATGTAGATATGGCAGCTGAGTCTACTCGATTAGCTCAGCTACAAACGAAGCAGCAATTGGCTGGCTCGATGTTGTCAATCGCTAATCAAACTCCAAGTTACATCTTACAGTTGTTAAGATAGTATACTGCCCCTAGTGTAGGGGCTGCACATTTATCTGTGGAATAAGTAGAGAGTTCGATTCTCCGGTTCAACCCAATAAAAATAATCTTGATTACTTTGTTAAAAATTGTTATAATTAATGCATGAAAAAAGTATTTAAAACCTATGATGTAAGTCCCAAAATGGGCACTCCTCGGAATACTACTAAGCCGCCAAGCCTAGTAACACCTGGAGGTTCTACAGCATTAAAAGCTGCTAAAGTATATACAGGTGATAAAATGATTGGAATTGCGATTATACATAAGTCATGCTTGCAACCAGTCTTTTCTAAAGAAGCAGCAACTGATACAGCACAAATGAGGCGTTAATATGACAATTTTTCTAATAAGTTTATTTATAGTGCTAGGACAGCTACTAGCAGGTATGGCCTTATTTATGATGTTAGTACTAATTATTCTAATTCCTATATACGCATACGCTTTTCAAAATGTAGACAAAGATTAACTTGCAGGTAAGGTGTTTACAGATACACACTAGTCTTCCAAACTTGAATAGTCGGAGCATTACCGACTACCTGCTCCAAATAATCAGTTCGAGTAGCTCAGAGGCAGAGCGCTGCTTTTACACGGCAGAAGTCGGGATCTCGGAATTCCCCTTGAACACCAATAAATAACACATAATATCATGCGCAAAATACTTTTAACAATGGGTACTGGGTACGCAGGTACGAGTACCCACGAAGCCTATTTAGTTCCAGATGATATGCCTGATGATGAATTAGATGAATGGGCTTACTGGAAAGCCGTAGAACACGCAGAGTCTTATGGTATTTATCCACCATCTGATGACGATTCTACGAATACCATTGAAGGGCACTGGCGTCTTTTTGAAGAAAAAGATCGCGTTAAAGTACTTTATGGTGACAATCAAGAAATTGACTGGAACGAGTATTAACGGGAAGTACCCTAGTAGGGTGATTCAGCGTGTACCTAAAAAGCATGAGAATTAGGTTAGATTCCTAGACTTTCTATCAAATGCGCGTTGTAGGTGAGAAGGGAGGTGGAAACGTCCCTAAACTATGTATGGTGAAGGCGTCCACCTTGCAGCATCCTCTATCGTGGGTTCGATTCCCACCAGCGTGCTCCAAGTTAGGAACATTAGCATAGTTGGCCTAATGCGCTACCCTGTCACGGTAGAGACCACCGATTCGACTTCGGTATGTTCCGCCACTATTTCAGCCCGCTTTATGCGGGCATTATTATGATATAATATGAGCAATATATTTCTAGCGTCAGATCATCACATTGGACATGAAGCCTTACTAAACTTTAAACGTAATGATGGGATTACACATATTCGTTCATTTGATAACGTAAATCATATGAACGAATATATAATTATACAACATAATTCTGTTGTTAAGCCTGCAGATCGCGTATACCTTTTAGGCGATTTTTGCTTTCATAAGCGTGATCTAGCAATCCTATCTAGGATGAATGGACATAAAGTACTAATTAAAGGTAACCACGATAAACTAGATTTAAAAGACTATCTAGCGTATTTTGATGATATAAGAGGATCACACCAACTCGATGGTATGTTACTAACACATATTCCAGTACACCCTAATAGTTTAGGAAAATGGCATGTAAATATTCATGGGCATCTACATCATAGCATAGTTACTAAAGAAGTATATACCTATGGTGCCAATGAGTTACTAGTAGCACCAGACCATAGGTATTTCAATGTATCAATGGAGTGCTTAGATAAGTATACTCCTATCAGTTTAGAAGAGCTAAAGAAAGAACATAAATTTAGACTTGATCATGATTTCTAAATTTGTTATAATTATTACTTAAACAACAACGTAACCATTATGGAAAACAAACAGAAATTTGCTGAACAAAAAGCGGAACTTAAACAAACTGCTGATGAGCTTCGTGCCCGATATATTAAGATCGCTAAAGATCAAGGTATTGGAATTGTTCATATTCACTATGACGGCATTAAGGGCGGCATGACTATTGCATTTAGAAAAGCTTCGCCATATAAGCATGGTGTTATGGTGGATGTAGCCGTTAGTGTATGTTCTACAAAGGATACTTTTAGTTGTAAACGGGGTACTTTTGGCGCTATTCATAAGTTCTTAAATGGTGAGACTATTCAGCTTCCTTTGCTAGCGGGCTCTTACGGTGATACTAGCGACTTGAATTGGACTGTTAAACAAGCATTTACATCTATGTATAACATCGCTACCTAATAAATAACAAGTAGGGGAAGGTAGTATAATGGATGTACTGAGAACTCATAATTCTTAAGGTGTCGGATCGTGACCGACTCTTCCCACCACTGTTAATACCTAATTTAACCCAAGAAAGAAACTAATGAAACTAATGAAACTAATGAAATTCCTTATTTGTCCAGCCACTGACGACATGATTAACGCTACTGAAGAAGGCGAGCTTTTTACCGGAAAGGACGGTAATGAGTATATGTACGAGATTGAGTTCGACGGTGATACAGTTTTGATTACAGATACTATTGGTCGGAATGTACCTTTTGATGTCACTGATATTGATAAGCTAATGTTTATTCTTAATAGGATTAATAACTATGTTAAGAGCACTACAACACTTAACCAATTCCTCTATGATAAGCTGGTCGAAGGTGCCACCGAGTAATCCACTATCTAAGATTTTAGGTAGGATTCCTTTCTCTGAAACTCTGATTGATCCTATTCTACTAGATGACATACAAATGACACTACTAGATTGCGGATATAGAAATATACCCAATAGCATAGTAATGTTGTTACTATTAGATATGGCAAAAGCAGAGTTAGTAACTCTGGAACAGTTCACCTGGCCTAGTACATTGGGAAAAGCCTTTATTATTAAAGAAACATAGATGGCAAATAAATCACGTAGTAAAGCGGCTGAAGGATACGCAGCAGCTTATAAAACTTCTAATCGCTGGGAATCTAATCGTAAGCGTAAACTAGAACGTACTCTAAAGGAGCAGCCTAACAATGAACAGGTAAAGACTGCCCTAAAGTCAGGTCTTGTTTATCGTCGTAAGACTCCAGCTACACGAGTATGGTCTGCTAGTTGGATTCGTACTGCTAAAATTATCAAAATGTTTGCAGGTAAGTTTGATAAGAACATTATGTCTTCAAATGAAAAAACTGCTAATGAAGCACTACGATTTTCTAGGACTAATTACGATTACAAAGCCCCTGTAATGCCAAAGAGTATGTTTAGTCTAGCGACTAGGGCTACTAGCCTATGGAGCTAAGCAGTATTACATTATATGTACTATTTGCTGTAACTACATCACTTACCTCGTTATATGAGCTAGTAGCTCCGATAGTGTCTAAAAGGGCTAAAAGTGGCAAAAGTATTTTACCACTATATTATATATACCCTATATTTTTTATACTAAATCTATTAGTTGCTCCTTTGATATTTTTTAGCTGTATAATCCCGTCATGGGGAGAAAGATTTAGATCTACCTTATACTCCTCACTATATGACGAGGTCTAAAATTTTAGACTTGATTTAGTAATCAAAACGCTGTATAATTATTACTTAAACACACAAAGACCACACTATGAACATTATAGATTTTAAATATACTAAAAAAGACGGTTCCGTTTCCAAACGGGTTCTTTCTCCCACTAAAGTTCCCTGTACTATGTATGAAGGAACCGACCTTAGTGAAATTAGCATCGAAGATCAAATCCTGTATGTTCAAGAACTCGGTCGTTTAAAAGATGAGTTTGCAGCTAAGATTATGGAGCTGAACAGCAAGTACGACGTAAACAACAAGTATCGTCGCTTCGACCCTAAGTTGATGACTGAAGTAATCGAAGAACACGTTTAATTAAGTAACTAGCTTTGCTCGTATAACGGTATTACTCCGCACTTGTAATGCGGTTATTGGGGTTCGACTCCTCAGCTTAGCACCACACCTTTAACAACTGAAAGATAATATATGGCATGGACAGAAGAAACAAAGCAACAAGCAATTGACACTTACTTGGCGGGTAAACCTACAGTGGATAATTCCACTGAACTTGTAAAAGAAATTGCTGAAGATATGGAAGTTTCTGCTAATGGTGTACGGCAAGTGCTAGTACAGGCAGGAGTTTACGTAAAGAAAGATTCTGCTAAAACAACTGCTACTAAAGCAGGCGCTACTAGCGACAAAGCACCGCGAGTATCTAAAGAATCTCAAATCGCTGAACTCAAGGCTCTAATTGAAGCTAAGGGTCAAGAGGTTGAAGATGAAATACTGGATAAACTTACAGGTAAGGCAGCAACTTACCTCGTTAAGGTATTTTCCTAATAACAGGCAGCCATAGTGCTGCCTTTTTAATGAATTAAAATATGATATATTGTAAAGACTGTTCCTTTTTCAGACCCCCTACAACTGATCCTTCTGGGATTGCTAAGTGTAACCACCCTTCAGCTATATGCGATTTAGACTGCGTATGGGGTTATGATGTTTTTTATAGCGCTAAGGCTATGCGAGAATCTACTAAAGCTTGTGGGCTTGAAGCTAAGTGGTTCAAGCCATTAGCCGAATAATTTTTATCCTGCGCCAACCACCAACAAAATATATGCTATTAACAGTTTATTCCCAGCCAGGCTGTAGTGCCTGCGAAACAGCTAAAAAGCTTATCCTAGAAAAAGGTCATACGTATCAAGAACTAATTCTTAATGTAGGACAGAAGCAAATAGAGGGTAAAACGTATGTTCCAGTTCAATCCCTAAAAGATCGGTATCCTGGAGTTAAAAGTGTACCAGCAATTTTTGAAGGTAAAACATTTATTGGCGACCTAGATAGGCTAAAGAAATGGCTAAGATACGATTAAACTGGCTTGAATTTTGCTTAGTTTAGTGTTATAATTATTCTTTAAACGGAAATAGCAATGCTAGAACTAGGGTCTTATAAATCTTTGCCTCATTATGCTGTTATTGGGCAGCCACAAGAATTTTATGTATACTGTACAACTGCTAATAAAAATATTAACTCTTATTGGAGTGGATGGATTCGTGGAGATATTAATCTATACCATAAACTAAAAGCCATTAAATCTAAAAAGGAATTTATGCACAAAGCAGGCTCTCTTGTTACAGAAAGGTATTAATGAATTCAATTTTTAAAAGTGTGGACGGTAAGTGGTACTTTTGGGACGAAACAGAAACATACGACTACGGCCCCTATGATACAGAAACAGAGGCAATGGCTGCTTTGTATGAGTATTGTAAACAACTATTGAGTAACTAAAATGGCAACAAGACGCGCAAAAAATGAAGACGAACGCTTAGACGACGCTCATATGGAGCGCGTTATTGAAATGCTAGAACCTAAAGAGGGCAAACCGTGTACAAAGAAGGATGCTTGCCAAGTACTGGGTATTGCTTATAATACTACTAGGCTTGCTTCTCTTATTGAAAAGTACAAAGAGAAGCAAGCTTATGACGCTAAGCGCAGAAGTGAGCTACGTGGTAAACCTGCTACACAGGAAGAAATTAACTTTATTATTCAAGAATACCTAGAAGGAACTACTGTAGATGCTATCAGTAAATCAACATTTAGAGGATCTTCGTTTATCAAAACAATACTCGAACGATTCGCTGTCCCGATACGAGCATCATCTCAGGATTATTTTAAACCCGAACTTATCCCTGAGGGAGCTGTTCGTGATAGGTTCGCAATTGGAGAAGTTGTCTATTCCGCACGATATGATTCGATTGCTAGAATTGATAGTGAGTCAGAAGATTCACGGTATGGATTCGTTTACCGAATCTGGCTACTAGCAGATAAATGGCGTATGAACGCGTATCAAGAAGCTTATGAGCTTGCTAGCCTACAACATCTTAGAGATATGGGAGTACGAATTTGACTAATAAAACATTAGTATCAGAACTTGAGTATCTATTAGATATTAATTTAATAGATACTCCCGAAGTATACTATTTAGTACTTAGGTCTATTAAACAGATTCGCTCAGACGAAAAAGAGCTGCTAAAGCTTCGTAAGAAAATAACTGATACTGCGTGGAAAGATTCACTTAGTATGGGTACGTATTAACATTCTGGAATAAGAATATGACCACTGATACAGTTGGAGTTTGGCACGCACTAGAAATGACTTGTGCGGCGCAAGACTATCCTTACGAACAATATATTGACATTCACTCAAAGTCAGGGATATCTAGTAAGCCTCTATCTTGTACTGGATATACCCTAATAGGAAATTTGTTTGATGTAGAGTATATGCAATATATGCTAGATAAAGGATCAAATGACTGATGTTCAATTTAAAGATTTAATGGATCTTTTAGCCTTATTTGGCCTTTTTCTATTTGCGGGAGCTGTGTGGATACTAGCATTAAAGCAATTAAAATAACTCATGTAGCTGTAAAGACTCCAAAAGAGATTTGGAGTTTGCCTAGGTCAAATAGACACCAAGATGTACTAAGATTAATGAGTCGTTTTGGTGTACGTGATTATGGCAAGGAAACAGAAGGATTTGTTGATGAGAACGGCAAATTCTTAAATAGGCGCGAAGCATTTACCCTAGCGTGCGCTACTGGACAACTTAATAGGTTTAATCACCCACCTAACCATTATAACGGGGATGAGCTATACTCGGAGGATTTATGGTAGAAGAACCAGAGCTTTATGAGAAAATTATTTATCAAAACGATGATAAAGCATACCAATTACGGCTAGTAGTTAATGAGTTCAAAGGGACGCAATATCTGCATTTAAGGAAATACTTCATGTCATACGAGGGAGAATACTTGCCCACCAAAGAAGGCGTTAGTATGGAAGCAGGTATTTCTAATATATACGCTTTGCTTGACGGATTGTTAGAAATCGTATCGAAAGAAGAAGCCATTGAAGCGATTAATACTTATTTTAGTAACAAAGTAATAGATTTGCGCAAAAGCTTAATTTAATCTATAATAGATACTATGACAAACAAACTACGAAATTATTTAGATGAAGCAAGTATTAAATACTATATGGGCGAGCCTATTATCACGGATGAGGAATTTGATCTGCTTTCTGAGTCTGCTGGGTACGCCGAGGTCGGGTCGAAGCAGCATGATAACGTATGCAAACACATATTTCCCATGTGGAGTCTCCAAAAGTACTACGAAGGAGAACAAAAGTTCCCGCTCGAAGGATATGACTGTATTCCGAGTCTTAAACTAGATGGTGCAGCTATTTCCATTTTATACCTAGATGGAAAGTTAACACAGGTACTGACCCGAGGTGATGGAATAGAAGGAAGGGATATTACTTCTAGGTTTATTGCTAGAAAAGACCTAGTACCGCTAGAGATTGAATCTACAGGCGTACTACAAGTAACTGGTGAGATCGTAGCTCCTAAGCATATTGAGAATAGCCGTAATTACACAGCAGGTGCACTTAATCTAAAAGATGATAGTGAGTTCTGTTTGCGGGCTATCAGTTTCTTTGCATATGGTATTCAGCCATACCAAACAGACACATATCGGGGGGATATGCAATATATAGAGTCCCTAGGTTTTGAAACTGTCTGTATCCCAGAACTCAATGAAATCTATGAATGTGATGGACTCGTGCATCGAGTAAATAGCAATAAAGTATTTCAAGAACTTGGCTATACGGCTAAGTTTCCTAGAGGTGCTGTTGCTATTAAAGTTCGTAAAGAAGCAGTAGAGACAGAGTTACTTGATGTAGAGTGGAATACTGGGCGCACCGGTAAAGTCACACCTACCGCTATACTTAAACCGGTTTACATTGGCGATAAGCTAGTTTCTAGAGCTACATTAAATAACCCTAAGTATATTGAAATGCTTGATCTCCATATTGGATGTACTGTAGCTGTAATAATGGGGGGTGAGGTGATACCTAGGGTTCTTTATAAAGTTGACTAGAATATGAGGGTAGTAGAAATTTGAACTTGAATCTTTTTTGCTAAAAAGGTATAATAGTAGTATTAGGAGATACTACTATGAATATTTATAAAATTATGTTTTCTGATGGGAGTATTTACGTAGGAAAAACAATTAAACCTATAAATATTAGATTTAATCAACATATGTATTTACTACGCAATAATGCCCATCATAGTTATAAGATGCAAGCAAAATTTATAGAATTAAATTTTGTTATACCTACTATAACCTTATTAGAAGATATATCTAATGATATATCTTCTAATATAGAAAAGATGTGGATAGCTAAGTTTAATTCATTTAATAATGGGTTAAATTGCTCAATAGGTGGAGAGGGAGAGTGTGGAGAGGCACATCCTTCTGCTAAATACTATCTTGAAGATTATACTGCCATATTATTTATATTAGCTACCACAGAGTGGTCATTAAAAAGTATATCAATAGAACTAGATGTATCTTATAGCACTGTATGTAGTATAAGCGCTGGTAATTCACACCAATACTTACAGAACCTTTATCCAAAAGAATATCAGTTAATGCTGGATAAAAAGGGTACAAGGTTAGTAACTTCGCAAAGGGATAAAGAATACCCTGAAATCGTTTCTCCAACTGGAGAAGTATTTATTATTAAAAATGCTAGTAAATTTGCTAAAGATAATAATTTGTTAGATAGTGAGTTATCAAATCTTCTAAACTATAAAAGTAAAATACATAGGGGCTGGCATCTTCTAAGTCAAGAATTTCCAAAAGTATTAAACCCTTCTGGTGATGAATACATTATATACACAGGAAAAGCCAAGGAATTTGCCTTATCAGTTGGATTAGATCCAAGCAATTTTACAAAACTTCTCAGGGGTGCAAGTAAATCCTGTAAGGGTTGGAAGTTATTAGAAGCATCAAAAAAATGAACTTGCAAAGGCTATCCTTTTGAGCTATAATAGATACATAAAGAAACAAAACTATGCAAGATATACACATACCAACTAACTGCCCAGCGTGTAACTCAACCTTAGTATGGATCAACGATCAATTATTTTGTAGAAATATATCGTGTGATGCTAGATTAAACAAACAGATTGAACACTTTGCTAAAACTCTTAGTATTAAGGGTTTAGGTAAAGTCACAATTGAAAAATTAAATTTAGCTGATTTAACCGAGATTTTTTACTTAGACTTTGATACTGTAAAAGCCTCTTTAGGTGAAAAAATCGCTGTAAAGTTACTAGACGAGATAGAGAGGGCTAAAGCATCTACATTAGATAATGTAGTTGCATCTTTTTCTATACCATTAGTTGGTATTACAGTAGGTAAAAAACTTGCTGCAGTAGTTAGTAATTTAGACGAAATAAATAAAGAAGCCTGTTTACAGGCCAAATTAGGGGCTAAGGTAACAGAGAATCTACTAAACTGGATTCAAACAGATTACCAAGAAATGAAAGAATTTTTACCCTTTACTTTTGACGGTAAGGTACAGATTACAGATACAAATGCAAAAAAGGTTTGTATCACAGGTAAGTTAAAGTCCTATAAAAAGAAATCCGACGCTGAGGGGGCGCTCTCAGCCGCAGGATATACTCTAGTAGATTCAGTTACTAAAACGACTGATTATCTAGTAGACGAAGAAGGCAAAGGTTCTAGTAAACGCGATAAAGCCGTACAATACGGTGTCACTATAATAACCGATCTAAATGATCTTTTAAAGGTAAATTAAACATATGTCAGAAACTAAAAAAGCAAAATGGAATGACGAAGCAGTTGCACAACTCTTGTCTATCGTAGGTAGCGCAAGCCCTGTAACAGTTGCCCTAGTTGAACAAGCAGCAGAGGCTCTTGGTACTTCTACTCGTTCTATTGCTTCTAAGCTGCGTCAGCTTGACCACGAAGTAGCAAGCATGGCCGTAGCTAAAGTTGCAACATTCAGTGATGAACAAACAGATGCTCTAGCAGCTTTTGTTAATAATCACGCAGGCCAGTTCACTTATAAGGAAATTGCCGAACAATTTCCAGGTGAGTTCAGTGCCAAGCAAGTGCAAGGTAAGTTGCTAGCTATTGAACTCACTAGTAAGGTTCGTCCTGCTGATAAGTTGGAAGTAGCCACTAAGTATAATGAAGCTGAAGAAGCTACATTTATTAGTATGGCGCAAGCAGGTAGCTTTATCGAAGAAATTGCTGCGGCTCTTGGTAAGACTATTGCTAGCGTTCGTGGTAAAGCATTGAGCCTGTCACGCAAGACTATTATTGATAAGATTCCTGCACAAAAGGAAAGCCATGCTAAAAATGCGGTCGATCCAGTAGATGCACTTGGTGATGCAATGGCTGCTATGACTGTAGCAGAGATTGCAGCAGCAGTTAATAAAACTGAGAGGGGAGTTAAAACTCTTCTGACTCGTCGTGGTATTAACGTAGCAGATTACAAAGGCGCTGAGAAAAAAGCTAAGGCCGAAGCCAAAGCGTAATTCTAAATAAGAATTAAAATAAAATAAAATAGAATTATAGGCCGGTAGTTAGAATATAGCTACCGGCCTTTTCCATTGGAGTAAAAATGTATAATAAAAGAGATTGGCTAAATGGCGAGTCTAGTGCTTCCACAGGACCCGTTGTTGCGTATCATGGCCCTAGTCCTTGGGATTCTAAAAAGAAATCCACGACATCATTTTTTGAAGTATCCGACTGTCGTAACTCCTGTAGACTCCATAAAATGGAGTCTCATTCAATGAAGGAATATATTATAAAAATCAGGAAGCTACAAAAAGCTGCAAAAAATTATGCTAATTACTTAGAAAGTAAAGTTAAAAATAATGAGTAATTTTGATTCAGTATGGACTAAGTGTCCTGTTTGTTCACAGGAAGTAGAGTTTCAATCTAAGGCAGGTTCTTGTGAGTTGCATAGTTATAGGACATCTTCGGTTCCAGAAGTAATTGCTTTAGATTTAGATTCTGTAGCAAGTACGTGTTCTAACTGTAAAACACATCTAATACTACATCATAATGAGTGTCCTAGAAACATTCGTATGACAGTATCTATCTTAGATACAGAGAAAGCCAACTTTTGAAAGTAACTATAACTTATAACGATGATTCTGCTTTCACGGTAGAAGAGCTTGTTAAGCAGGCAACTAATAACTATGGTAAGCGTGTTAGTGTAGAAGTAACCGCTGACAGCGCCCAGCCCCATGACTTAATATACTTTGCTTTACAAGCAATTATAACACATCAACAATTAAGTTTACTGTATGAAGACAAGTTTGGATATTCTTCTAGTATCCAGAAACTCCGCACAGATACTATGTATAAACTAAGTGAGATACTAGATACAGTAATTGTTGATAATGAAAGCAAGGTTGCATAATGGACGTATCTGCTGTTCTAATTAATAAGCTTTTAGTAGAAGGTAGTTTGGACGTATGGGCTAAACTAAAGCTATCGTTTTTAGATGCGGCATACTCGTCTGTCTATACTCTAATAAGCAAACACTATGATAAGTATAGTGTATTACCCTCATTTGACGAATTAGAAGTAACCTCTAGAGATACATCTGCTGAAAGACTAATAGCGTCAATTAGACTAGCAGATCAAGCAGATATTACTGCGGAAGTAGCTTTAGACGCATTAATTGACTTATACACACAAAATACTACAATAACTTTATTAGATAAGTTTATTGATAAGCTACCACTTTATGATACAGCAGAAATTAAAGAAAATCTTAGTAGTATAGTATTTACCCTAGATGAGAAAACTTTAACTACTGAGGGGGTCTATTCCATGAATGAAATCATGGTATTCGTAGAACCTGATGAGATTGCTAAAAATACTGTGTACCTTGGCCTCAATAATACTTTTGATTCGATTGTGCATTGCGCTAGACAAGAGCTAGTACTAATTGGTGGTAAGCGTGGTTCTGGTAAATCACTTATTAGTAGTAATATTATGATTAACCAGTATGAAGCTGGTAATACTAGTGTGTACTTTACAATTGAGATGGTGGCTAGAGAAACTCTTCAGCGTAATATGAGTATTCTAGCTAACGTAAATCATCAGCATTTAAAGAATGATACACTAGAAGACGGTGAACTATTAAGTGTAGTTAGAGCACGTGCAGCAATGTTCGAAGACTCTAGTGATCTAGTGAATGAATTTATTAAAGATAGGGATAGATTCAGGTTTGAGAAAGCTCTAGTTAAGCACTGTAGGCTGAAACCTACAAATCAAATGATTATCATTGATGATAGAGCACTTACCCTAAGTTCATTAGACCTACACCTTGGAAAAGTAAAAGCAAAGTTTGGGGATGATTTTACTGTAGCAGTAGTAGACTACTTGAATCAGATCGTTGTAGATGGAGGTAGTCAGTTTGATTGGCAACCACAAATTGTAGTTTCTAAGAAGTTAAAAGAGATGGCTAGAAAACATGATGTACTAATGGTATCTCCTTATCAGATTGATGAAAGTGGTGAAGCTAGGTTTGCTAAAGGTATTCTTGATGCTGCTGACATTGCACTTGTGTTAGATGCTAATGCTAAGGAAGATGAAGCTATTAGTTTTGAGACTACTAAGATTCGTGGAGCTAAAGAAATGAAGTTTAGTAGTGGTATGAACTGGGATACTTTACGTATCAGTCCACAATCAGTAGAAAAGCCTGCTGCTAAAGAAAAGAAGAAAACTAAGAAAGAAAAAGAATCGACTGGGGAAAATCCTGTTGACGCACCTTGGAACTAAAAATGAGCACAATTACCTTTGATAGATCGATTATTACCGCTGACTACCAGATATGGGTTAAAAATACTCCTTATATGGAGTTAGAGTGGGAAGGCAATTCACTATTGTTAGCAGTTATTAACCTATTAGTCGCTAAGATTAAGCATCCTGCAAGATACATTAAATTGGAGTGTAGATGAAAGTTTATATTACCCGATCACCTTGGTCAGATTGCTTTGAAGTTCGTCTAGCAAAAGAGTCCAGTAAAAAACTATTAGTATGTGAAGCTATAAGCTATGTTGACCTTAGGCCTGGAGAAATACATTCACCTACTATGATTCTAGAAAGAGAAGAAGCACAGGTATTAATTAATGCCTTGTACGATGCAGGGCTTAGGCCAAGCCAAGCCGCAGGCTCTGCCGGGCAACTTAGTGCTACACTTTACCACTTAGAAGATATGAGAAAATTGGTGTTTAAATGAATGATAACAGCATAGTAGAACAATTATTAATAGATCATGGTATCGCATACAAGATTTCTGGGAAGGATTTTGTTACTACTTGTTTCAATCCAGAGCATATCGATAATAATCCTAGCTTTAGAATTAATAGATTTACAGGTATCGCACACTGCTTTTCTTGCAGCTATAAAACTAATATATTCAAGTATTATAATGTAAGTAGTAAATATCATTCTGTACGAGTAGCTAAGCTTAAAGAAAAGCTACGTATTCTTAATGAGAGTACTAATGGGCTTAACGTATTAGAGGGTACAATTCCGTTCAATGGAGTACATAGAGGTATTAGTTCACAAACTCTAAAAGAGTTTGGCGCATTTAAAACCACTAAAGTATCCGAAATGGAAGATAGAATTATTTTTCCTATTACCGATGTTAGGGACAAAGTAACAGCGTATGTAGGTAGACATATACTTCCAAATGCTGAACCTAGGTACAAAACCTATCCTAGTGGTTGCACCTTACAACTTTATCCTAGTAAATTTACAGAAAGATACAACTCCATTGTATTAGTAGAAGGCATTTTCGATTTACTGAATGTATGGGATAAAGGACTAAAGAATGTAGTATGTACGTTTGGCACTGATGGATTATATAATAATACTGCGGAAAAGCTACTTCCTTATAAGATTGTAGGTATTACTAAAGTATTTATTATGTATGATGCCGATGAGCCAGGACAAAAAGCTGCTGAGAAACTAAAGCCACTAATTGAAGAAGCAGGCTTTATCGTAGAAATAATTAACTTACCGGATGGAACTGATCCTGGCAACCTATGCCAAGAAGATGTTAACGGTACTATAGAGTACACTAAATGACTAAAGTCGCAATTGTAGATAAGACTCCTAGTAAAAACAACTATTCTAAATACTTCGAGTTTGAGCACGAGGTATTTCATATGTCAAGTGCTCCTATTACTAAGCTACTAAAAAAGAATGTAGACTTAGAGTTCGATCATACTGAATTTGATTATGTAATCCTAGTGGGTAGTGAGGCTGCCAAAGAATACGCTAAAGTTACTAGTATTACTAATATGATGGGACATTTAATTGAAGATAAGTTTATATGTATAAGTAATCCTCTGGCTTTAGTATTCAAACCAGAGGGGAAACCTGCATTTGAACAAGCTGTACGTAAGATTCATAAGTACATTAGCGGAGAAGCAAAAAGTACTTCTAATGATGGTACTTATCGTGGTATTATAAATACAGCAGAGGCGTTAAAGTTTCTTACTGAAGTTTACGATAATGCTCAAGGTTACGTTGCATGGGATACGGAAACAACCTGTCTCTACCCTAGGGATGGGTATGTTTTAGGGCTGTCCATGTCTTACAAATCTAAACATGGTGCCTACATTAGTACAGATTGTTTAGATGAAGTTTGTATGGAAGTATTACGGAATATCATTAAAAAGTATACCGCAGTATTTCATAATATGAAGTTCGATATTAAAATGATCGAGTACCATCTAGAACTTAAGTTTGATAGAAGCAAAGTGCATGATACTATGGTTATGCATTATTGCCTAGATGAAAATGACCAACATGGTCTAAAACCTCTAGCCCTAAAGTACACTGATTATGGTGACTATGACAAAGAACTAGATGAGTTTAAAAAATCATACTGTTTAAAACACGGTATGTTACAGGAGGATTTTACTTATGACCTTATACCATTTGATACTATTAGCCGCTATGCTGCCATTGATACAGCAGTTACTTACGATTTATTTAATAAGTTCTGGCCGGTAATACAAAAGAATAATAAGCTGCTTTCTGTTTATAATACCCTTCTAGTTCCTGGTACATTGTTTCTACTAGATATGGAAGAAGTAGGTGTATATGTAGATAAAGAACGCATGCAGGCAGCTGAAATATATCTAGATACAGAAATTGAAAATGCTAGAGAGCAGGTTTATGGTTTTAAAGAAGTACAGGAGTTTCAAAAAGCAAATGGCGCAGTATTTAATCCAAACTCCGTGCAGCAATTACGTAAAGTCTTGTTTGACTATGTTGGACTTACTCCAACAGGAAAAACAACGGCTACTGGTGCAATCTCAACAGATGCGGAAGTACTTGAAACCCTTAGCGAAGAACATCCCTTACCAGCAGCTATCCTTAAAATTAGACAACTAACAAAACTAAAAAATACGTATATTAGTAAAATATTACCAGAACTAGATAGGGATGGGAGAATTCGTACGAATTTTAATCTTATATTTACAACTTCTGGAAGACTTTCAAGTTCTGGTAAATGTAACCTTCAACAAATACCTAGAGATGACCCTCTAATTAAAGGTTGTTTTAGCTGCCCGCCGGGGTATAAGCTTGTTAATCAGGATCTTTCTACAGCTGAGTCATACTATGCAGCTGTATTAAGTGGTGACACAAATCTTCAACAAGTTTTTATTACAAAAGGGGACTTCCACTCTACAATTGCAAAGTCAGTATTTGATCTTGATTGTGAAGTAGAGGACGTTAAGAGGTTATATAGCGGAATGAGACAAAGCGCTAAAGCCATTACATTTGGGATTAACCTATAAAGGTCCCACTAGTAGGTGACTACTAGAACAAATAACTCGCTCAATTGCTGGAACACCTACTATTAAGTTAAGGTCAATCAGCAGCCAGAGTCGGCAGGAATGCCTTCAAATGGTTCAGAGACTCACAGAGCTTCCAGAACGGAAGTTGTCTGGGATACCAAAAAATACTCTTGACAATCTTATGGTTAAGGTGCTATAATGTACCTGTGCCGAAAGGTTTTTGGGAGAGGTATAACACGGCGAGTATCTCCCCTTTCTTACTTAAGAAAGGTCGTATGGAAATTAATTATATAAACTACCAAGAGTTAAAACCGTCTGGACTATCAAGAGCTGCAATGGCAGAAACTTTTGGTATTCCAGAATGGAAACTAAAAAAACTTATTGCGGCTAATAAATGGGGTACACCTAGACCCACTATTGGAAATGAAACCGCTTTTGATGAGTACTCAGAAGAATCTTGCTATTGGGCAGGATTCTTAGCTGCAGATGGTTGTGTAGATAGTGAAAATAGAATTAGGCTTATGCTTAAATATGATGATATAGTGCACTTAGAAAAATTTAAAGCCTTTCTAAGGTCAACACATACTATATCATCTAACACTACCACATACAATAGATGCAGTTTTGAGTTTACTCATCCACATATGCGAGATATGCTAGAGCTAAATTTTAATGTTATTCCTAATAAAACGGATAAATTACAGTTTGCTAAGCACTTACCTAAAGAATGGTTACGTCATTATATTAGAGGATATTTTGACGGAGACGGTTCTATATGTGAAAGTTTTACAAATAGAAACTCTTTGCGAGCTACTATTTGTAGTGGGGCAAAGGAATTTGCAGAAGATTTATATATTTATTTAAAATCTATTTTACCTGTACACGGCCAGAAACAGGAGTTTAATGACTCTATAAAATGGCAAATAACTTTTTGTACCAACGATGCAAAAACTCTTATGCACTATATGTATAAGGATAGTACAGTATATCTAGATAGAAAATACGCGTTGTATCAAAAACTCATATTTAATGATGATAGAAAAACGAGAGATAAAGGTATAGTCCATCCCATTAGTAATAATGGATAATGATGTTTATATGGATCAGGGCCACAAAAGGTATCTGATACAGTAAGTAAGGCAACAGGCGAGTACTACGGAATAGACAGAGCTAAAGAAGACATTAGGTCCTATTTTAATAAATTTTCTAAATTAAAAAAATGGCTAAAAGATCAAGAGGAGTTTATCCGCGCTAACGGGTTCGTGTATTCTGCGCTGGGTCGTAAACGTAGACTAGTAAATGTTTTTAGCTCAGATAAAGGAATAGCCTCGCACGAAGTACGTAGTGGTATTAATAGTTTAATCCAATCTGTAGCCAGTGATATTAATTTATTAGCCGCTATTGATACTGCTAACGAAATTAGCCAGAAAGGACTAGATGCAAAAATATGTGCACTAGTACACGACTCTATTTTAGCCATAGTAAGAGAAGATCAAGTGGAGGAATATTGTAAGATAGTAGCAAGAAATACTCAAAAAGATAGAGGAGTAAGTATTCCTGGATGCCCTGTAGGTATTGACCAAGAAGTAGGGGACGAGTATTCCTTTGGTAAGTTTGATAAGCAGTATAAACTTGAAAATGGTGTGCTTACAAAAAATGAACAGCAATGACCTACAAAACATTGTATATCCAATATACAAGTTACCAGCAAAGCCGCTAGTTGATGAAGGAGTAACCTTCTACTATGGTGAAACAGAAGTAGAAGGTGAACCTAATAAACAACATCTAAAGATACTAGATGATAAGAATGTGGAAGGTACCTCACTAGCTAGTAGGAGATTGAAACTATTAGCTAGTGCTACACCTTTATTTAGGTTATCTAAAGCTATATTCTTTCTAGGCGATCTAATAAAAGAAGCTACTTCTAGTACTTATTTTATAGACGCTAATGGAATGATATTTAACTACGTTAAGACAACTACAGCTAAGCTAAAGTTTCATAAAATAAACAAAGTTCTACAGATTCCTACAGGTGGTGCAATTATTGAAGTGTTAGGGATACCTAATAGGTTCAAAGTAATTAACTATCCTACACCTGAAACTAAATGTGCAGGCGTACTACACATTGGAATTTCAACAATACTATATGGTTTATATGAGTATATACCAGAAGATACAGTGAGACGCGTATAATGCCTAAAGCAATTCTTAGTAATCGAATATACTTAGACACTACTTCAAGCCTATTAGAAGAACTAAAGTCAAAGCTAACATATAAAATTAAGAAACCTTCTAGACCAGGGATGACAATCTTTACGCAGTTTGATATTATTAAGAACTATAAGCTTCTACCTAAAGGTGTAATTGCTATACCTATTGGTAGAATGGACTTGATTCCAAAAGGTTACGAAATAGTAGATAGGCGTATCAATGAAGATATGCCCTTTCCTGAACCTAAACTACAGCTTAGAGGACAACAGCTAGAAATTTATAATGAAGTAGATGAGTCTTGCTTCATTAACGCTATGGTGGGATTTGGTAAAACCTTTCTAGCATTACATCTTGCTAGAAAACTAGGCCAGAAGACTTTAGTAGTATGTCATAATACTATGCTTAGAGATCAATGGATCGAGGAAGTGAAAAAGCTGTATGGGATGGATTGTGGCGTTATTGGTAGTGGCAAGTTTGATACCGATCATGTTATCGTTGTCGGAAACATTCAAACACTTATCAAAGAATTACCCAGTATAAACAAGGAGTTTGGCACTGTAGTGGTGGACGAGTGTCATCATATAGTAAGTACTACCTTTACTTCCTTCATAGAGGGAATGTACGCTAGGTACAAGATAGGTTTATCAGGTACTATGGTTAGAAAAGATGGTAAACACATTCTTTTCAAAGATTTCTTTGGATTTGATCTATACCAACCTATTCAAGAAAATACTATGACACCTACAGTTAGAGTGCTAAAGACTAACTATGGGTTATCAGAAGGAGATCCTTGGGCAGTAAAGATTAATAAGCTACTATACGACCCAGACTACCAAGAATTAATTGCAATCATAGCAGCTAAAGAGATTGCTGCTGGTCACAAAGTTCTAATTATTGCAGATCGAGTTGAATTTTTACAAAAAGTAGGAGAACTAATTGGTCAAGAATGTGTGTGCATTGTTGGTGAAACAACCTTCGAACAACGTAACGAACTCAAAAGACAAATTGAAGACGGTGAAAAGAGCTGCATTGCTGGCTCCCGCCAAATCTTCTCAGAAGGTATCTCAGTAAATATTCTTAGCTGTGTTATTCTCGCTTCGCCAATCGCCAATGATTCTCTATTAGAGCAGATTATTGGTCGTATTATGCGTATGCATTCTAACAAGCTAGATCCACTAGTAATTGATATGAACTTTAGTAGCCCTAGTGATAAAAGACAGAACCGTATGAGACGGGATTTTTACATTAAGAAAGGTTGGGATATTGAGTAAGCATTCATATAAATAGGTTATAAATTTTACACTTGACTCTACCTTACAATAGTGTTATAATATATATTGAAACGAGGCGATTACAATGTTATTTTTTGATATAAACAAACTAGAGGAGTTAGCGTCATGTAGTGAACATTTTATGGCTTTACTAGTCCATCACTATAATAAAAAGACAATTCCGAGCAAATGGGATAAGTACCCTCCTGCTAAAAGAACTATCCACGGTAGCTCTTTTCTATTAAATCCTTTACCCTTATTTGAGGATAAAGGAACCGACATACTATTTAAACTACAGTATATAAAATTGGCTGCTAAAAGAGACTGGCTTATGTATAAAATGTATAAGTACAAAGCTCTTAACACATCCTTTTTTCCCGACTTAAATTATGATGCAATCAAGCATAATAATTTATTGAAAATCACACCAACAGAAGTACAATTTAAGTACGAAGAAAGAATTTAATATGGCTCTTACATTCAAGAACACCAAAGGCAAAGCTCAAAAATCTAGCCACGAAGCATACACTTACAAAGACGGTGAGAATACCGTTCGTATTGTTGGGGGTATTCTTCCGCGTTATGTATATTGGGTTAAAGGCACTAATGCTAAGCAAATTCCGGTGGAATGCCTTGCATTCTCAAGGGAAGATGAAAAGTTCAATAACGCTGAACATGACTGCGTACAGGGATACTACCCAGAGCTAAAGTGCTCATGGTCTTATGCTTGTAACTGTATTGCTACAGTTGATGGAGTTAAGAAGGTTGTTGTTCTTAACCTGAAAAAGAAATTGTGGGAACAGATTGTTTCTGCTGCAGATGACCTGGGCCTTGACCCTACAGATTATGACGAGGGCTTTGACTTGGTATTTAAGCGTGCTAAAACTGGCCCACTGGCATTTAATGTGGAGTATACCCTTAGTCAGTTGAAGTTGAAAAAGCGTGCTCTTACTGCAGAAGAACGTACAATTGCAGATGCTGCAATTACTATTGATGCTAAAATGCCGCGCCCTACAGCAGATGATGTTAAGAAGCTTATGGAACGTCTGAAGAAAGGCGAAGATGAGGACTCTACCGGAGGAGATGAAGTTGGTATTGATAAAGAGGCTGTGAACGATTTAGGGTAATAAATTTGCCGCTTGAGGTTATACTTCAAGCGGCTTCGTTCTTATGAAAATACTATTCTCAGCAGATATACATATTAAGCTGACTCAAAAGGGCGTACCTTCTGATTGGGCTAAAAATAGGTATAGATTATTTATTGAGCAACTTGCTCAACAATCAGTAGATGCAGACTTACTAGTTATTGGCGGGGATATTTTCGATAAACTTCCTAACATGGAAGAGCTAGAAATATTCTATGAATTAGTAAGTAGTTGCTCTCTGAAAACACTGATATATCCGGGTAATCACGAAAGCCTAAAGAAGGATACTACCTTTCTAACATATTTGAAAAAGGTTACTAGTATTATTAATCCACTAGTAAGTATTCTCGATGACTATACTACGTACTGTACTCCTGACGATAACTTATCACCTATCTTTGATATTATACCATATAACAAGCTCAAAGAATTCGAAAAGCTAGGTAACGATAAACTAAAAGCTCCGTTGCTATTTACTCATTGTAGAGGTGCTATTGAACCATTTGTTAAACCAGAGGTTGATCTTAGTATATTTGATCGTTGGCAAACCGTACTAGCCGGAGATTTACATAGCTATGAGAATTCGCAGAGAAACATACTTTATCCTGGTTCTCCTCTTACTACTAGCTTCCACAGGAATAGTGTGGACACGGGCGTTATCCTTTTTGATACTGATACTCATATCCATGAGTTTATCAAACTAAAACTACCACAGCTTATTCGTAAGACAATTAAAGCAGGCGACCCTATGCTGCCCACTAGTTATGACCATACAGTTTACGAAGTTGAGGGAACAATGTCAGAACTAGGTTCTGTAGAAGATAGTGAGCTTATTGATAAAAAGATTGCTAAAAGGGATAGTGACACAGCTCTTATTCTAGACCCTAGTATGTCACTACAGGAAGAAGTAAAAGAATATTTAGAATATGTATTAGGCATAGACGCTATTAAAATAGACTCATTACTAAATGTACTAAATAATAATATGAGTAAGATAAATGATTAAGAAAATACCAGGTATTTATCTATTATACTTCAGTAATACTGAATTAGTATATGTAGGCCAATCAGTAGATATAGAAAAAAGGTATAGAGAACATATACGTTTACTAAATGCTGGAAAACATACAAAAAACTGCTAGATGCGTATAATAGCTTTGGCGAACCAGAAATATCTATATTATGTGAATGTAGTAAAGAACTATTAAATACATATGAAAATATATACATAAAATACTATAATAGCTACGAACAAGGGCTTAATACTTTAGAGACTGCTGAGGAAATACCAAAACCTGATAATAAAGGAACTAATCACGGTATGTCTAAATATACTAAAGAACAGATAGTTATGGTATTAAACCTACTAATTAAGATACCTATTATTAGGTTTAAAGATATATCAGAGTATACAAAAGTTTCTCAGTCAGTAATAGGAAATATTGCTGCATTAAATGAACATATATGGTTAAAAGATCTATATCAATTAGAGTATGAAAAATTAACCCTATTAAAGGGTAGTAGAAATCTAAATATAGAGGTTAATACAGCCGAATTAAAAGGTATTAAGTACCCTAGTGTAGTATCTCCTGAAGGAGTAGTACACACTAATATTACTAATGTTTCTAAATTTATGCGTAATAATAACATTTCTAGTCGTAGATTTTATGGATTATTGAATGGTAAAGAAACAAAGATAATGGGGTGGACTAGGTATGATTAAGTTTACAAAACTTAAATTCTCTAATGCGTTCTCGTATGGAGAAAATAATAAAATAGATTTAGATAGTGCAAACCTTACTCAACTTCTAGGTAGTAATGGTAATGGGAAAAGCTCTATTGCTCTTATACTAGAAGAGGGTCTATTTAATACTAACTCTAAAAAGATTAAGAAAGCAGATGTTCTTAATAGATATGTAAAAGCTAAGTCCTATAATATTGAAGTAAGGTTTGAAAAAGATGGAGTCCCCTACACTGTTATTACTAGTAGGACTATCAGTACTGGTACTGTTAAACTCCTTAGGAATTCTACTGATATTAGCTCACATACGTCAACAGGAACTTATAAACAAATAGAGTATATTCTTGGATTTGACCATAAGACCTTTAGTCAAATTGTATACCAAAGTAGTGTATCATCACTAGAGTTTCTTACAGCAACAGATTCTGCTAGAAAAAAGTTCCTGATAGAATTACTTAATCTTAGCAAATATACTAAAGCATTAGATGTATTTAAAGAACTAAGTTCTGACTGTTCTAAACAGTTAGATATACTTAATAGTAAGATTCAAACTATTAATGGATGGATTCATAAGTATTCTTCTGTAGATACTACTATTAAAGAGTACTTAGATGAACCTAAAAGCGCAGATAATCTAAAAATTCAACTATCACAAGCATTAGATAAACTAGCTAATATTGATAGTACTAATAAGCAAATTCAGCAGAATAATACTTATAAAACTATATTAGATAGTATTGATATTTCTGTAGTTGTAGAAGCTCCTGCGTCTAGTAATATCGCTGAACTTAGGGTAGGCTTAGCAACAATTGCCAAGCAACTAAAAGATGGTGCTCAACTATCTAATAAGCCTAGTACTAAAACTATTAAGTGTCCAACCTGTTCACAGGATATGGATAATAGTGTTATGTTTTCTAGGATAGTAGCGTTTGAAGCACAGAAGCCTAGTTTAATAGTTGAACGAGCTATACTAGAAAATAGGATAGCTCGTATAGAAGATGCTACTATAAAGTATTCTGAGCATACTAAAAAGCTTCAAGAATGGGAAAAGTATCATGCGTTATATAGTCCTAAACTAACGACTACACTACTTGATAAAGATAAACTAACTACTGAGATTTCTGCACTTAGGGTGGAGATAGCTACTATAGAAGATAATATTAGTAAAGTTAGACACGCTAACAAACTAATTGGTGAACACAACTCCAAGGCTAAGGTAGTATCGGAACAGATGGTGGATATGAAAAAAGATCTGCTAGAACTTAATCAGGAACTAGTTTTAAAGATTGATGAGCTATCTAATCTACAAGTACTAGTAAAGACCTTCAGTAATACTGGATTAATTGCATTCAAGATTGAATGCATGGTAAAAGATCTAGAAGAACTTACTAACGAGTATCTTAGCGTTATGTCCGATGGTAGATTTCAGTTATCTTTTGTTGTTGTATCGGATAAATTAAATGTTGTTATTACTGACAACGGGCGTGATGTTGATATTGTTGCCCTATCTTCTGGTGAGCGTGCTAGAGTCAATGTATCAACTTTGCTCGCTATACGGAGGCTCATGCAGGCTCTGTCTAATAGTAGAACGAATCTTCTTATTCTTGATGAAACAGTAGAATCGCTTGACGCTGAGGGTAAGGAAAAATTAATTGAAGTTCTTCTACAAGAAGAATCCCTAAATACCTTTTTAATATCACACGGATTTAGTCATCCTCTCCTAGAGAAGATTAGTGTAATTAAAGAGCATAATATAAGTAGGATAGAATGATTAATATAGGAAAAATATACGCTAATAGAAACCGTATTAGTGACTTAGTAAAAGTAGAAAGTGTAGAGTATGACGACGGTATAAAGTGCGTATTCTTTTTCAGACTTACTAAAGATAGGAAGTTTAGGCTTCCTATTGAAATGTTTGACAAGAACTTTCAGGAAGTACCTAGTGGTTACGAGTAATCAAAAAGGTGCATATGGAGAAACTGTTATTCGTGACAAACTGCGCCAATTAACAGGATTACAGTGGGAGAGGGTACCGAGTTCTGGAGCACTTGACCCTAAGCACGGCTTAAAAGCAGACTTATACTTACCTGGTCAGAATAACATATACGCTGTAGAATGTAAAAACTATACTGAAGAACAATTTACTAGCAAAGTATTATCTAGTAGTAAACCCAAACTATTAGAGTTTTGGTCGCAGTCTATGCGTCAAGCGCATCAGGTAAATAAAAAACCTTTACTAATATTTAAATTTGATCGCAGTAAGCTATTTGTAGCATATGAAAGTATTCCTAATGTAGTAGACCATGTATTCATTAGTGTAGGAATACATCAATTTTATGTGTCACTTCTAGAAGATTGGATACTACAAGAGAAACCTATATTTATACAATGAAAACATTTAATTATTGAAGTTTATGAAGCTGCTAAATATTAGCGTTGATTTTTATTATCCAATATGTTATAATATTGCTTATTGGAGAAAATTATATGGCAAAATCACCTAATTGGAATAAAAATGAATTACAGATACTTGAGAATAATTACCCACATTTAGGATCAGGGCCTTCAATGTGTAGTATGTTACCTGGCCGTACTTCCAAAAGTATTAATGTTAAAGCTAGTAGACTAGGATTAAAAATACTATTTGATAGGCAGTGGACAGAAGATGAAAATAGTATTTTGGCTAGTCTATATCCACAATTTGGATCTGATAAACCTACTATAGATGCTCTTATAAATAGAAGTAAGGAAAGTATTAAAATACATGCTGCTAGACTAGGTATTAAGTGTAATAAATTAGATGGAAAAACAAAACCTATTGAAGTATACTTAGAAGAACTTGATATTATTGGAGTAACACTATTAGGTAGTTATACTGGTAGTAGGGATAAAATATTACATAGATGTAATAAATGTTTACATGAGTGGTATCCTACACCAAATAACCTAGTACAAGGTTCGGGTTGCCCTAATTGTTCCCATAAATTTAAGTATAAATATTCTTTAGGATGCTTATACTTAATAAATATAAATAATGAGTTTTTAAAGGTTGGTATAACTAGTAGACCTATTTCTTATAGACTTATGGAAATATCTAGGGAGCTTGAAATACCTTATACTTCTATTATTTTAATTAGTATTAAGGAGTGCCAAGGAGATAAAATACTATCAATAGAAAATAGTATTTTAAATAACCCTAGATTAAACAGATATACTCATAATATTAAATTTAATGGGTATACAGAACTATTCAATATATCAGAGTTAGATAAATTGCAGAGTATATTTAATGAAATCATTTAACAAAATAACCGAACAGGGTAATAATCTACTACTAGTAGATGGTTTAAATATGAGCTTCTCTTTTAGAGGGTATACTGACTACTATAAAAAGTACTTAGATATGATAAATAGCCTTAAAAGGTCGTATAAAGCAGATAAATTAATTCTGTGTGTAGATAAAGGTGGATCTACGTATAGAAAAGGTATATATCCAGAATATAAGTATAATAGAAAACTAAAGCAAGACTCTCAGACGGAACAAGAGAGACAAGAGTTTGAGGATTTCTTTAAAAGCTTTGAAGCCTCGTTATTATACGTAGCAGAAAACTCAGATTACCCAATACTCAGGTACGATGGAGTAGAAGCAGATGATTCTATTGCGTTTATATGTTCTAAATTTAAATCTTTAGGAAAAGATCATATATGGATAATGAGTTCGGATAGAGATTTAAGTTTACTAGTAGATGATAACGTATCACAGTTCTCTTATGTTACTAGAAAAGAGACTACTAAGGAGAACTGGCATGAGCGTTTCGAATTCCCTATGGAAGATTATATTAGCATTAAGTGCCTCATGGGGGATGCTGGTGACAACGTGGCT